AATATTAATAGTAACACGAGGTTGTTCTAAAGATGGTGAAAGAGAATTTCGTGGAACTATTTTAGCAACATCTGAAAGTTATTTTAAACCAGGAACAACTAAAAGATTCAATAAAGATGAATTTGGAGAAGTTAATTTATATTACAATTTAAATGGATTATTAGAAGAATATTTAGATTAAAAATATTATGGAAAGATATAACAAAATACTACAATCAGATAATTTTGAAAATAAGAAACAAATTTTCAATGATTTAAAAAAACAAATAGCTGAAAATATAAATATTGGTAATGTTAAAGATAATATTGTTCTTGAAAATATTCTTAAAGTTTTTACAAATTGTTTTTGTAATAATAATGAAATACAAGGAATTATATATTCGAATGAATTAGATAAAATCAATAATTATTCTGGAAAATTTATTGATTGTTTTAATGAACAATCTGAACAAGGTTTCAGTTATGAATTATTTTGTCATTATAAAAACATAGATTTTGATCATTCAAATGAAATTTTAACTGAAATTACTTATTTGAAAAATTTGTTGAAAATTTATGATAAGAAATTTAAAGATGAAATTATTTTAATAGTTAAATTGATAATTGAATTGAAAACTTTTTTTCCAATTTTTATTCAATTTTCTACTGATGAAATTTTTAATCAAGATAGAATAACAGAACAATTAAATAATATTTAAAATATATGCCAGTAAAATATATTATAAAATGTTCAGAACAAAATTTTAATGAATTTACATATTTAAAACATATGAAAATTTATAAGGAAATTCCAAAATCATGGTTTTATTGTTCTGAAAAACAACCACAATATGCACATAAATTTGATACTGAAGAATACTGTCAAAAAATCGTAGATAAATTAAATCAAATTCAAGGTGAAATTTATACATATTCTGTTGTTAATTATTTACCAATTTTTAGAAAAGAAAAGTCAGAAAATTTCAACTAATAATTTATAAATTATTTGGATATAATATTAATATTAAAAACATATTAAATGAAAAATGGAATAAAAAATTTAATTGAATGTATATTATTATTTTCAATAATAAGCCTATATTTATTCATAATTGTATTTAAATTAATCATTTATAATCTAAATTTCATATTAGTATTAATAATATTTTGGTTATTAATATATTATTTTCCGAAAAATAATTTTAATGTTTTTCATTTGGCAAAAATTTTCTATTTCAATTAAATTAGTATATAAACCTTAATTCAAGTATAATTAAGTTTAATAAAAATAATAACAATATGGATAAAGTTTTAGAATTCTTTCAAGGTGATGAACTGGCCACAAAGGTTTGGAAAAATAAGTATAAATTTGGAGGTGAACAAACTCCAAAAGATATGTTTGAAAGACATATAAAAGAAATTGCTGAAAAAGAATTTGAAAGAATTGCTTCACATAATTTAACAGGTGAACAATATGATAATCTTTCAAATTATGGTAAAAAACGTTGTTTTAATTATTTGGAAAATGATAGAATTCATTTAAATGAATCAATTATTGAAAATCTTCGAAATCAGTTAAATTTCAATGCTATTGTTCTTGGAGGAAGTCCGATGCAAGGAATTGGAAATCATAAAATGTTTTCAAGTCTTAGTAATTGTTTTTTCGTTGGTCGTCCTTATGATTCATATTCCGGAATTAATCGCAAAGAAGATGAAATCGCACAGTTAATGAAAAGGCGTGGAGGTGCTGGAATTGATTTAAGTTCAATTCGTCCAAATGGTGCAAAAGTTCACAATCAAGCATCAACAAGTTCAGGTGTTGTTCCATTTGCTGAAGGTTATAGTGCTAAAACAAAACAAGTAGCACAATATGGCAGACGAGGAGCATTAATGATTTCACTTTGTATGCAACATCCCGATTCTAAAGAATTTATCTTGTCTAAACAAGATGATACTAAAATGACAGGTGCAAATATTTCAGTAATTATTCCTGATGACTTTATGGAAGCTGTTGTTTCAGATTCTGATTATCTTTTAAGATTTCCAGTTGATACTGATTTACATAAACAAGGTTGGCCATGTGGAATTGATGAATTACAATATAATGAATTAATTCAATTAAATAAAGGAGTTTATGTTAAGAAAATCAAAGCAAAAGAATATTGGCAAATATTAATTGAATGTGCTCATAAAACTGCTGAACCAGGAATTCTATTTTCTGGAAATTGGATGAAAGGTGGAACTGATTGGGTTTACGAACAATTTAGACCAATTGGCACAAATCCATGTTTCGTAGGCAATATGAATTTAAGAACTGAAGATGGAGATGAAACTTTTTATGATTTAGCTCGAAAATGTGAAGTTGAATTTAAAGAACGAGGAAAATTTGCTTTAAATCTTGTAAATAAAGAAAATGAAATAGTTCCTGGAAGAGTTTGGCAAACAGGAATTAAAAGAATAATAACTTTACAACTTGATAATGGAACAATAATAACTTGTACTCCTAATCATGTGTTTTTATCTGATGGTGAAGAATGTCAAGCTATTGATACTGAAGGTAAATGGTTAGAAGGTTTTGAAGAAGATTATCAAGTTATTGGAATTGTTGATAATGGTGAAGAAGAAGTTGTTTATGATTTTGAATTGAAAGGAACCAAAAAAGTTACTAAAGAATCAATAAAATCTGATGATATTTGTCATTGGGGTATTGTTCAGAATGTGATTGCTCATAATTGTATGAAAGCAGATACTCCATTATTAACAGATACAGGATATTATCCAATTATTGATTTAGTTGGTTTAAAGGTTAATGTTTGGAATGGAACTAATTTTTCAGAAGTTGAACCAAAAATAACTGGAGAAAATCAAGAAATGTTAAAAATAACATTAAGTGATGGTTCTGAATTTGAATGCACTAAATATCATAAATGGCCAACATGGACAGGATTAAAATCAAGAGATGGAAAAGTTTTAATGAAGGAAACACAACAATTAATTATTGGCGATAAATTACATAAATTTAATTTACCAATTATTGAATTTGGGGAAACAATTGATACTTCATTAATGTATTCACAAGGATTTTATTCTGGTGATGGAACAGCTGCAAGAAACTCAACAAGATTATATGGTGAAAAAATTAAACTTTCAACATTTTTAAAAGGTTCAATAAGTAATGATAATGAAAGACAAAACCATTATGGAACAGAATATGTTTGTTTTATATTTGATGATAAATTACAATCAAAATCATTTGTTCCAATAAATAAATATTCTATTAAATCTCGTTTAGATTGGTTTGCAGGTTTAATTGATGCTGATGGAGTTGTAGCTCAAGATGGTAGTTGTCAAATTGTAAGTGTAAATAAACAATTCTTAAAAGATACTCGTTTAATGTTAACAACATTAGGTATTCCAAGTAAAATTAAATTAGCAAGAAAAGCTGGAAAATATAATTTGCCAGATCAAAAAGGTGGATTAATGTTAGTTGATTGTAATGAATGTAATCGTATTTTAATTAGTTCTGTAAATATGCAGAAATTATTAAAATTAGGATTAATAACACATAGATGTGATTATACAATTTTTAATCCAAATCGTGATGCAAATAGATTCATAATAATTGAAAAAATTGAATCAATTCCAAATGAAGAAAAAGTTTACTGTTTTAATGAACCACAAAAACATATGGCTGTTTTTAATGGTATATTGTTAGGACAATGTTCAGAAATACCAATGTCTGAATATGATGCTTGTAGACTATTGGCAAGAAATTTATATACTTTAGTTAAAAATCCATTTACATTAGAATCTGAACTTTTATCAGATGATGAACTTTATTCAGCTTTTTATGAACAAATGATTATTGGTGATTTGTTAGTTGATTTAGAATTTGATTATATTGACAGAATTATTGAAAAAATTAAATCAGGATCAGATCCTGATGATTTAAAACAATCAGAAATAAATATTTGGAATAAAATAGTTGACAAAGCAAAACAAGGAAGACGTTGTGGTGCAGGTTTTACAGGTTTTGGTGATATGTTGGCAGCTTTAGGATTACCATATTATTCACCAGAAGTAACTGAAAAAGTTTTCAAGATAAAAATGAAAGCTGAATTAGATGCAAGTATTGATATGGCCATACAATTCGGATCATTTATTGGATTTGATACTCAACTTGAAAAAAATGCTATTTATAATCTTGAAGTAATTGCAAAAGAATTTCCTGAACAATATGCAAGAATGTTGGAATTTGGAAGAAGAAATGTTTCTTGGTCAACAGGAGCTCCAGTTGGAACAGGAAGTATGATGGTTCAAACAACTTCCGGAGTTGAACCTTTATTTTTACCATTTATGGAAAGAAAATTAAAGTGTATTTTACCAACTGATCGAGTTGATTATATTGATCCTGCTGATAAACAAGCATATTCATTAAATTATTTAATGCATCCAAAATTCATTACTTGGTATATTGAATATATTAGAATATCGATACCTAATATGGATTTAGATTTTATTAAGATAAAAACATATTTGGAACAATTATCAAATGATGAATTAAATAAAATATTTGAACAAAGTCCTTGGTATAAATCATGTGCAAATGATTTAAATTATCATCAAAGAGTTGAAATTCAATCAATTGTTCAAAAATATACAACACATGCAATTTCTTCAACAATAAATTTACCAAATGATATTGATGTTTCTGTTATTGGTAATATTTATATGGAATCTTGGTTATCAGGATTAAAAGGAAATACTGTATATCGTGAAGGTTCAAGAAGTGGAATAATTACTGCAATTAGTGATAAAAAAATTGATGAAAATAATTCAATATTAACTGAAGATGATTTTGAACCAATTTATGCTCCAAAAAGACCAAAAATTCTTACAGCTCATTATCATACTTTAAGATATAAAAAGAAAACTTATTCAGTTATTCTTGGATTTTATAAAAATAGACTTTTTGAAATATTCATAATATCTGGAGTGGAAAATATACCTGAAGTTTTTGATGAATTTGAAGATTTTATTTTAGGTGAAACTGTAAAAGATAATGAAAATTGGTATAATTTTGAATCTGAAACTTTTACTGTTCGTGAAATTTCTGATGTTGAAGGTGAAGAAAAAATGTTATCTTTAATGTTGAGTGGATTACTTCGAGGTAGAACACCAATTGAAAAAGTAATAAAAATATTGAATAAATTACAACCAATTGCAGGAAATTTTACACATCGTTTAATTAAAATTTTATCTCATTATGTTGGTGAAGTAGAAAATATTAATAATGATGAATTATGTCCTGAATGTAATGAAAAATTACGTCATGAAAATGGTTGTGTTATTTGTGTTAATGGACATTCAAAATGTTAAAATAATAATTTAAATCCAAAAGAAAAGTCTTCGAATCAATTTCGAAGACTTTTCCAATTAATATATTATGAAAAATAAGGATATAAACAATATTATAATAAAAACAAAATTTATGGTTGAATCAATTAAAATATCTGAAGAAAAATTTAAACAAACAGATGAAGAAATTTTAGAATCAATAAAAGAACTTTATCTTTATACCAAAAAACATTGTTTTTATAAAAAATTTAGATTAAATTATTCATATGAAGATGAAGAAAAAGTTTTAATATTAAATGAAAAACATATTGATATTGATTTACATCAATCAGAAGAAGATAATATTAAAATAATATTCAAATTTCAGAAAGAAAAAGTTGGTTTTAAGTTTTGGGAATATTCAGAAGAATATTTCGATTTTATTAATTCATTTGAAATTTAAAATTATGAAAAACATACAGATTAATGGTATTCGTGATAAACAAGATTTATCTAAAACTGGTGTTACTTTTTCAACTTTTAATTTATCACGTTCACAAGAAGTTGTTAAAGAATCATTAAAATATTTTTTAGACAATAATTGTATTGAAATATGTGATATTCCTACTTGTACAGATAAAGAACAATTAAAATTAAATTTCAATATTTTTTCAAATAATGAAGTTGGTTTAATGAAAATGTTAATTCTTTCAATCAAAAATGATTTAGTTGGAAAATTACCAAATACTGATTACAATAAAATATTAGAAAAAATGTTTAAAGTAACACAAATTTTATTTGAACATGAAGATAAAAACACTAAAGAAATAAATCATGAAATTATCAATTGAAGTAAATATAACAAAAAATTTTGAGAAAGATTTTGAAAATTATGAAAATTATAAATTAATTGATTATATTAAATCAAAAGCAATTCAAGAAATTAGTAAAAATATTTTTAAAAATGATTTAATTGAAGTTGAAAATGTAATTCCAGATGAAATTAATCAATTAACTGAAAAAAATGAATCAAAATATATTTTTGAAACAAATCTTTTCACAAATGATGAAATAAAAGAAATAAAAGTTCTTATACATAATTTACGTTTGAATTATGATGATGTTAATGAAAATTCAATGAATCTTGAAAAAATAAAAACAATTTTAAATAAAACAGAAAAATAATGAAAAAATTTTATATGTTAGAAAATACAATAGATATTTATATTTTTCTTTTAATTATACTATTATTGATTATATTCAGTTTATTTATGATTGTTAATCATTTCATAAAACAACAAACATCTTATTTGAATCAACTTTCAGACGTTACACCATCACAACTAAAATCACCTTTAGGAAGATTACAAAGATATTCATTAATAAATAATTTAAAAATCATGAAAAAATACATTGGAATTTCTATTTTATTACTTGTTATTGTTATGTTGACATTGTCAACTATTGTTGTATTAGATTCAAGAACTTATTTCAAACAATATTTTGAAACTCAAAGATTAAAATTAAATCTTCGAAGTGAAGCATCAGTTGATTCATTACAAAATATCGTTATTTATAAAAACAATAAAATTGATAGTTTAGTAGTTGAAAATGCAAAAATGCAATATGAAATTATTTCATTAAAAAATAACGAATTTGAAACAAAGAAAATGATCAAATCTTTTCAGAAACTTGTAAAAAAATAATATCATGATAAAGAAAATAATATTGTTTTTATTTATGATTTGTTTAACAATTAATTGTAATTCGCAAGAAAACAAATACAATATACTTTGTCAATCTGCTGATAGTGCTTTTAGAACAACAAATAGACAATTTGATAATAAATTAAAAAAATATCATAGTGAAAATAATCAATTAATGAATGAATTAAAAACATTCAATGAAATTGATTCAATAATAGATAGTACTAAAACTTATCAAAAATATATAACAACAAAATTTATGTTAAGATTATATTGGAATGGTTATTTAAACGGTTCAATAAATAGTTTAACAAAAAATAAAGTTGATTTAATAAATTTGAAAAAAGAAATAATTGAAAATAAAAAATCAATTGAAAGTATGCAAAGAATAATCAATAGATTAATAAAACAACAAAATAAATATGAATAATCCTTGTTTTTTGATTATATCAATAATTATTTTTTATGGAGGAACTTTGTTCTTTCAGTTAACTTGTAAAAGTTTAAATTCTTTGTCAGTAAGTGCATATAATCTTCCAGAAAAATATTGGATATTTTCTAAAAGATGGAATTGGACATTTTTAATATTTACATGGGGTTATGCTTTTCCAATAATTATCTATTGTCATACTGAATTAATGTTGTTTAGTGGTTTGTTCATAATGTTTGTAGGCTTAGCTTCTCAATTTAGAAGTAATGAAGAAACAAATATTATTCATCAATTATGTGCTGCTATTGGAATAGTTTTAAGTCAAATATCAATAATAGTTGATTATCATAATTATTGGATTTGTATAATAATGATTTTAATATCATTATATTTTGTATTGAATATAAAAAAATATCCTGAATGGATGAAAATTATTGAAATCATTGCAGGTTCATTAATTTACTTAACATTAATTTTAAAATAAAATAAATTACTATGAAAAAATTACTTATCTTACTTATTATAATTATTGGATTATCTTCTTGTTTTTCAAATGGTTTATATAAACATCAACAAAAACAACAAAAAACACATTATAATCGCAAATAACACAAATAATTTATTAATCATTATTAGAACGGACAATAAAAATCATTTTATTTTTATTGTCCGTTCTCTCATAATATTTAATAAATGAGGATATATAAAATATAATATTTAACATAAAAACAAAAATCAAGTTTATGAAAAACCATAAAGTTTATAAAATTTATAAATCAAACAATATTATAAATGGAAAATTCTTACATACTTCAGAAATTATTTCAGATTGGTTTTATATACTGTTTTTAAAAATTACATTTCAATTTGATAAAATCAATTTTCAATTATTATTAGTTAAAAATAATATTAAAGAAAATGATAATGATTTTTATTTTATTGAAATTCCAAAAGAAAATACTTATTGGGAAAATGAACATCAATATCGTCAATTAGTTCGTGCATTTTATCAAAATAAAATATATTGGTGTGATGTTAATTCCGGTGGAGTAACTGATAATTATATATTGACAAAAAATATTAATTTTCCACATAAAGAAAATTGTTGGAAAATTTACTTAAGTTATCCAACAATAAATGAATTTAAAATTTTCATAAATAAAGATTAATAATATGTCAAAAAAATCTGGAACAATAATAAAATTATCTGATGGTCGTCGTTGTATTGTAAATAATGTACAACCTCTATTAGAAGAAAAGAAAAAAATAATATTACATCTTGTTGATGAAGATAATAATCCATTAAAAGATGAAAATGGAAAATCAAAAATTTTAGTTAAAAATTTTGATGATTACAATAATGATTTAAAAATAATAATTGGATATATTGATTAAAAAATAAAAAACATAAAAAATGGAGGATCAAATTGGAGGTTCATTGACTCAAACTGAAAAAGATTTAATCGAGTTTGATAAGAAAATGTTAGCAAGAGCTTATAAAGAAGCTGAAAAATCAACTGCAAATAAACGAAAAGTTGGTGCAATTATTGTCAATATGGAAATTGGACAAGAATTAGAAATTAGTTCAGGTCATAATATGATGTTTCCAGAATTACATAAAAGAAATATTGGATGTGAAAATTCAGAAGGAAAAACATATGAATGTGTTGTTCATGCTGAAGAATCAGCAATTATGAAAATGTTGATACATTATGGAGAAAAATATAATAATTTTAATAAAACAATTTATGTAACTTATTCACCTTGCATGAATTGTGCTAAATTAATTGCTGGTACAGGAATTAAACGTATTGTTTATTGTGAAGAACATGAAAAAAACTTTCAAAATACAAACATACTAAATGGCTTTAGTCCTAAAGGATTTTTATTAGCTATGGGAGTTGAATTAGTTCAATATCCAAGTATTGGTGAAATTTGTAGACAAAAACCATATACATTTGAATTATCAGTTGTAACTGATTTGAAAGATAAAATTTCAATTGAATCTAAACCACAAAAAATTGCTTTGGTTTATCATTCAGCTGATTCAGATGGTCTTATGTCTGGTTATTTATTGTCAAAAATATTTCGAGATGAAATTGAATTAGAAAATGCTGATTTAATTCCATATAATTATGGAATAGATGATGATTTTTTAAGAAACAGAGAATATATAAGATATATTTTTGTTGATGTTACACCTCCAATTGAATGGTTAGAAGCAAATATTGATAAAATTGGAAAAGATTTTGATATTGAAATTTTTGACCATCATGCTCCTAAATTTGATGAAATTTTTGGAAAGTTTTCAAATTTATTTGGAAAAGGTTTAAACTATACTTTTAGTGATTGTATGTCAGGTTGTAAAATTCTTTTTATTCATTTATATATAGAATTTATTGATTCTGAATTTAATGATTACTTAGAATTAATGGTAAATTTCATATCCGATTATGATACTTGGAAATTTTCTGAAAAAGATTATCATTTTGATTATAAAATTAAAAACATATTTAAGGATTTATTAAGAACATATGTAAAAAATGATGTTCTTGCTTTCAATATGTATTTACAACAATTACATAAACTTGATGATTTTTGCATAATGATTGATAAAACATTATCATCAAAATCTTTTGAAAGTGAAATTAAAAATATTATTTATAACGGAAATACAATTATTAATAAGATTGAATCTGATAATGAACAAATAATTGAAAAATCACAATATCTTGAAGAATTTCCGATAGTAATTTATCAAGGTTATCCTAATTATTTTTTACAAATTCAATTATTGGAAAGATATCCTGAATTAAAATATTGGATAGGTTTTCAAATTGATCTTGAAAAACAACAAATTAAATTTTCCATAAGATCACAATCTCAAAATGATTGTAATTTAATGGCTAAAAAGTTTAATGGTGGTGGACATAAAAAAGCTGCTGGATTTATAACTGAATTAAATACAGGATTCAGTTTTTTATCACATCCTGAAAAAATAATTCTTTAATATTAATATTAAAATATTTTAAAAGTTTTAGTCTGAATGCTTATATTTTTCCAAATAATTGGATATATATTTAGTATTCAGACTAATTTTATTTACACAAAAACATACAAATAAACAATTTTAAACAATTTCAAATGGAAACTAAAATGATTCTCAAGAAAAAATCTCAGATCTCAGAAGAAATTAAATTAGAAGTTAAATTAAACTTTGTAAAAAAATCAGATTTAAATTCTGATTGTATTTTACATAAAAAAGCAGTATTGGAAGACTTAAAAGAATTGAATAAAGATCCAAACTTTGAAATAATGTCATTGATTCATTTTAAAGTTGATTTTTTAAATGAGATGAAACCTCGTGAAGCTATTTGGGATCCAAATCCACAAGATGTTCAAAATGCTTTTGATAAGTTAAAAGTAATGTGGAATAAAGATCAAAAATCAAGAAATTTCACAAAACATCTTATTTCAGCATTTTTACCATATAATTCTTGGAACAGATTGATGAATGTTCCTGAAAAAGTTGAAACTCCTCTAATTAAAATTGATGATAATGATTTAAAAAAACCATTTAAATGTGCAATTTTGAATCATAATGTTACAGGAATTGAAAATATTTCCAAACATGCAACAGAATACAATATGAAAAAAATGTTTATTGATGCACATATTGTTTGTGAAGAAGTTGTTGAAGGTCAAGAAAAAAGAACACATTATACTCCTGAAGAATGTGAAGAACTTAATTCAATAAAAAGAAAACAACCAATTGAAATTCAAAATTATCGTATTGGTGTTGCATCAGATACTTCTGACAAATATTTACAAGTTGAATCAATCATTGCATTATTACATTTTGCAACTGAAATTATGTTTATGTCTGATGAATTGAATTTCACTGTAAAGAAAAACATGATTAATCATGCACAAAGTGAAGTTTCAAAAGAAAAACAATTAAATAAAAAACAAATCAATCAAGTTGCAGGACAACAACTTTATGGAATGGAACATAAAGTTGATAAATCAACATATTCGGCTTTAGCAAATTTGAAACAAGAACTTGAAAAAGCAGGAGAAAATTGATATGGAAAATATTGATAAAAATTTAATTAACACAGATATTGATTGGCAAAAAGTTATTGAAAAACAAGGTTTTAAAGTAATTCAAATAAAAACAATAAGACAAGGTTATGCACAATTAAAAATACATGAACCATCAGTTGATGATCAAACAATTATTGAAGATTTTCATTACATAATGAATGATGAAGAAATATCAAAAATTGATAAATTAAAACAACCAATTGATTATGAAATTGTTATGAAAAATCGTATTGATATATGGTGGAGAAATTTTATTGCTAAACAAATGGAATTAATTTTATGTAAATATCCTTTTAATTATTGAAATATGGAAAATTTAAATTCAACACAGGTTGCAAATTTCTGTTATTGGTTAACAGAAAAAAATAATAATCGTGGACTTTTAGATAATAATGGAAAAAATCTTTTCAATGGAAAAGAAAGAATTAAACATATTGACAATGTTTTACTTCCAGAATTTTTAAAGAAATATCCTGATGGAATTTTAACTGGTTGGAATGTTACTTTAAAAGATTCACTTCTTGAAAAAATTCATTCAATAACTTTAAAAGATTGGAAATTAATTGCCAATTTTGCTGAAAATCGTAGAAATGAACCATTTCATGGATTAGCTAATTATGAACATGGAACAAGATATGACTTTTCATCAGGTTATGCTTGTGTTTGTATTTCAGTATCTACTGAAAATAAAATATGTGTGTCAACAAGACGTAATGGTGCAAATGATGTTAAAGGACAATCAGAAATATTGAAAATTCTTAAAAAATATGAACTTGAAAATATATATTTTGTTAAAGGAGATTGATTATGGAACAAAATGAAAGAAAAAAATTCATTGACAAAATAAGAAAAATCATATTATTATTAATAATCATAACAGCTTTTATAATAGAATTACACCTTTTGTGTGTAATTCTATTTGTTATTTTTGTAATATTATGGTTTTTTGATAATGATTCAGGACATTTACATTTTTAATTAAAAACTTATGAAAGAAGAAGAAAATAAAGAAATGATCAAATTAATTCAAGATATTTGTGAGAATTTGGAAACAAAAAATAATAATAAAAAATATCCTAAAATTATAATGTGCTCAGATGAACAAACCGAAGAAGAAAAACAATTATTGGATAAAGAATTATCTGAAAAAATAACAGAAACAGGACATAATGAATTAAAAAAATTAATTCAAAAATGTAATAATAATTTGGATATAAAAAATTCAGATATTGAAATTCCAAATATTATTTTATGGTCTAAAGAAAAAACTGAAGAAGAACAAAAAGAATTTATTCCGGTTGATCTTAGTTTTCAACATCTTTATCCTTTTGAACAAATTAATTGGGCTGATCTTAGACCTGATAGTAATCAATTTCATGAAGGTGAAGATATTAAAATTACTGAAGAAAGACTTCAAAAATGTAATGATTCAATTATCAAAATGAGGAAAATTATTAAACAAAATCCACAAAAACAAGTTTTAATTCATGAAAACTTAATTGATAATTTTTCTGAAGGAGCTGAAGAAAGATTAAAAAGATCAGCAATTTTCAACACGATTTTTAATTCATTGTTAACAGGACAAAGTCCATTTCAAGTAATTGAAGATCTTTGTAATATTCATGACAATATGTGTGCGGAACATTCTAAACTAATAATGGAAAATTATAGACCACCTTCAATAAAAGTAGATATTAAAGATTTGAATGGTCCAATGAAATTAGAATTAATGTCATCATATGGTAAACTTAAAAAACCAGAATATAAAAGAAAAAACCTAAATAATTTACAAAATCCAGATAATAATGATTGATCAATTAAAACAATTTTCAGGAATTTTAGATTTAGATCAATATTTTGATTTACAAAAATTTGTTGAAGCTTCAGAATTATATTATGGTAGAAAAGATGGTGATGTTATTATGTCAGATACTGAATTTGATCAATTAACAGAAGATATTGTTTCTTGGAATATTCCTGAAATAACAAAATTCATACAATCAAGAATTTGGGTAGATGATGAAGGGATGGTTGAAGTTGATGAACAATTCAATCAAAGACAAGAAATGATTTCATTATTTAAAATTAAATTCAAAGATATGTCATCAATTTCAGAAATACGTAAATTTTTCATTTCAAATAAAAAACCTTTATTTTATGGTCCAAAATTTGATGGAGGAGCTTTAAAACTCAATATTCAACATAAAATATTTCCAAAAATTGAAAGAATTATTTCTCGTGGTGGTGTTGATTGTACAACAAATTTTGAAAATTTACCATCGATTATTGATGCAATAAAATATGGTAAAGAAATTATTGCTGGAGAATTAGTAATTAAGAAAACAATTTTTAATGAAAAATATTCAAGTGAAGGTGATAATGATTACGAATATGAAAATGCTCGTAATTTTGTTGGTTCATTAATTAAAAAAGGAAATATTCCGCAAGAAATTCTTGATGACTTAGTTTTCATTCCTTGTACAGATGGAACTAATCCATTAGAAAAAACATTTTGGAAACCTTTCAGTAATGAAGATATGCACAGAATGCAGGAAATTGTCAAATTTTATAAATCTGATGAATTTCCTTATTTATGTGATGGAATAGTGATTGCATATCATGAAGATGGCGAACGCCAAGTTAAGGATAACTATCCTCTCAATATGGTTGCAATCAAGTTTCCAGCTCCAAGAATTAAATCAAAAGTAACTGGATTTTTATGGACTCAGAAAAAATCAGGTAAATTAACACCAAAAATTTTAATTGAACATGTTAAACTTGAAGGTTCAACTTTAACTTGTGCAAATGGTTATAATTATCAAAACGTTCTTGACAAAGGGATTGGAATTGGTTCAGAAGTTGAAGTTGAAAAATCAGGTGATATTATTCCAATTGTTGCAAAAGTTTTAACTCGTTCATCAAATGTAACATTACCTGAATGTGATTATAGACAAGAAGGTAAACATTTGATTGCAATGAATTTGGAAGAATCAAGAAAATATAAATTTATTCTTGGATTACAATTATTTCAATTAGATGGAGTTGGACCAGTAATTGCTGATCAAATTGGACAAATTTGCGATTATGATATTGTTCAATTATTTGATTCTAAATTTAAACCAGATATTTGTGCTAAACTTGGTGGAGGATCAAATTGGAGAAATTTTTCAGAATTTTACAATATTAAAAATGTCAGTTTAGATAAATTAATTCATGTTCTTCAATTTAATGATGTTGGACCAAAAATAGCATTAAAAGCTGCTTTACTTATTACTAAAAAATCAAATGATACTTCAAATATGTCATCATTTGTTATTTCTCATGTTTGTCGAGGTGAAGGTTTCATTAAAATAATTGAATCAGTAAATATATTGAAATCTTTTGGAATTGTCGTAAGTAATCCAACAGAAATAAATGAAGATACTATCATATATGAAATGACTGTAGAACCAGGAACACAAATAGTATGTGATGGAAAAACAATCAGTAAATCTGATTTTATGCGTGAATTTAAAAAACTTTATCCAAATGCTATTCATTCAACATTAACAAGAGAAACAACTTATTTATTTACAAATGATTTAAGTTCAACAACAGGAAAAAGTAATAAAGCCAGAAAATATAATGTAAAAATAGTTTTGTATTCACAAGCATTAAAAAAATTATTATAAAATGAAAAAATCAAATTTAAATTTTAGTTTAAATAATAATCAAATGATTATTAATCATGGATGTTTTAATCAAATTTTTGCTCAATTTTATGTAAAAACTTTTAATGATGGAAAAATTGAAACTCAATTAATAATTGAACATATTGATTATAGAGTAAAAGATTTATTAATTATTTGTGAAAAACTTGGATTAAAAGTTGAAACTGAAAAATCAGAATTAAGTTGTAAATGTATTACAAAAGTTTTAGGTTTACCTTATGATGGACTTGGTGAAAGTGTGAGAAATGCTTTTCAAATTGTTTGGGATTATTATCAATGTTTTTAAATTGAAGTTAAAATGAAAAAAATTGAATATCAAAAAATTGCTTTAGATAAATTTAAAAAAGAATTTTTACAAACGGAAAATACTTTTGAATTACGAGCATTTATTTCTGGTTGGCAAAGTTGTGAAGAAAGTTATTTGAAAGAAGATAATAAAAGGTTTGTTATTAAAAATCTTGATGCTGAAGATTCATTCATTTCATTAAATAATAATTATGTTTCTATTGATAATGCAATATTTTTCAATAAAATAGAAATTGCTGAAAAATATAAAAATATATATACAGACAAAAATTGGGAAATTAAAGAACTTTATTTCAAAACATTTTCAATTTAAATATTATGGCAAAAAATAAATTTAAATTTACTGATAAAACTTGGATAAGTTTTTTCTTAGATAATAAAAAATGCTTAGGTAGAACATGTATTTTAAATAATCAGGAAGTTGTAGCAACTATTGATGAAACTGGACAAGTTGGACATCTTCCATTTATTGAAGTTGAAAATCCAACAATTTTAAATATTATTAAATCAATATCTAAAGAAGAAAAACAAAAAAATTTTGGAATAATTGATGACGATATTATTAAAACAATGTGCTTCGTTTGTGGTGAAGCTTAAATAATATTTTTAATATTTTGGTCTGAATGACCATATTTTTTAAATTTTTTGGATATATAATTTAATACAAACATAAAACATATAACATATATTTCAATTATGGATATTATTAATTTTTCTAATTTGGAAAGTCAAGTTTTAAACCTATTTAATCAAGGTAACAAAACATTTGATTTAATAAATGAATCTTCTTCAATTGCTGAAAAAACTTTAACTTCAGTTTTAGAAGGTTTAATTTCTAAAAACATTTTTAAATTAAATATAAATACAGGTGAATATGAATATCAAACAAAAGTAAATGGTGAAATATATATTTGTGATGGAAATCTATTACTTCCAACAACTGTAATAAAATTAAAAGATAAGATTTTAGTTACAAGAGGTGAATGGTACGAATTTCCAGTTGATTTTGATATAAGAAGAATTATTTGGAATGTAAAACTTGAATCTAAAACAAATTCAACACTTGTTGATTTAATTCGCACATCTGTTTTGAAAGAGAAAAAATCAAAAATTGTTCAGCTTACAGAATATCAAAATCTTTGTAATAAAATAGTTCCATATTCATCAACAATTGGTTTATTAATTCATTGTGTTGGTGAATCAGTAACAGATATTTCAATTATTTTTAAAATAAAAATTAATAAAACTGCTGATATGACTTCAGAACATCGTGGTTTTACAGTACGTTCAGAAATAAGTACTGAAGAATTACTTAGTTCATTAAAAAAACCAATTGCTGAAAGAAATTATGTTGAAGATATTAAAATAAATCAAATACATAATTTTTCTGATTTTATTTTTTCAAAAAATGAAATACCTATTTCAATTTCAAATAATGAATTAAATTTCGTCAAAATAACTGGAATTAAAAAATTATTTGAAATAACATATTTTAAAATGGATATTTTAGGTAATGTTAAAAAATTAGATGTTGAATCATTTGATGATTCAAATGAAGCTATTGAAAAACTTCGCGATATTTTTAAAGGTTTACCAACTTTGATTTTATCAGAAAATAATTTTATGTCTGAAATGACTGAATAAAAATAGTTTTATAATATTAATAAAACATAGAAAATATCTGGAATTATGTCTAAAGGGAAATTAATAGAATCACCATTATCAGCGTTTAATAATTTACTATTACAAATTTCTAAAAAAATCGAACATATTTATTTTCCACATAAAAGTAAAGTTGAAAATATCGTATTTATTAATCAATTATTATTTGAAGAAAAATCAATAACAATTTTAAATGTAATTAAATTAGTTTATCATAAAAATGAAGTAGGAATTCAATTTATTGGTTTCTTTTCAAAAGATACTAATTTGATTAGAATAACTTTAGATAATCAAAAAGAATTATTGGAAATTTTTCAAAATTATTTATTTATTATTAATTCAATAACAAATAATTTTGATGCAGATGTTTCTCAAAAACAAGTACAATCAATATTTAATCAAGTAAATTCAAGAAAAATTTGTCCAGACACAATGTTTATTGTTCCTTACAAAAATAAAATAAGTCATTTATATGATGAAAAAAGTAATGATAAAACATTAGAAAAAATATTTAACAGATTTACATATGTTATCAAATTTAATACAAATGATAAACAAACTTTTAAATATAAATTATGTAGAGTTACTTCAACAATTTTAAATGAATCAAAATCTTTAGATAATATTCGTTTTGAAGATATTGAAACATTAAAAGAAGGGAGTTTAACTTTCGATAAATTAGAAAAATTTTTAATTGATTTGTTTTATTATGGAGATATTAAATAAAATTATGTGTGAAAATAAAAAAAGTGTAAAAGAATTAAAAATTGAATTTGTAAATAAATCAGAAGAATTATTACTTAAATCTTCCAAAATTTCATTTATTAAATTATTAGTTGAATATCGATGCGATAAATATTCTGATCCAAATACTGAACAATATTTAGGTTTGAAAGAAATGTTTGATTGGTCACAAGCTAATTTTTCAAAAGATAGAATTTTAGCGAGTTGGATGTTCATCAGAGGTTTAAAAAAATGTAAAACAAATAAATAAATAATGGAAGATATAAATATTGAAGAATTAAGTTCAGAACCAAAAAAAGAATTTGTAAAAATTACTATTGATGATGTTACACAAGCAGATATTGTTGAATCAATAAAATCGTGTTTAAAAATATCAACATTAATTAGTCCTTCTCAATCATTAGTTAATAGTGTGTATTCTATTTTAAAATCATTATTTCTTGATAATAAAAAATATATTATTTTAGAAGCTCCTACTGGTTCAGGTAAAACAATCATAGGATTTATGACTTATTTTTGCATACAATATTTGTTTCGTAAAAAAATGTTGAAAAATACTGATATTGATGTGAGACATGAACCTGTTAAACAATTAGCTTATTCTTTAACATCAGCAAAAATGTTGCAAGAACAAATTGATAAGGATTTAGATAGATTTGATTTTCGTGATTATATTGTAATGTTGAAAGGAGTTGCAAATTATGATTGTTTATATGAAACTTGGAAATTAAAAGAACCATATGAAATTGGTAAAGATAGAAAACCAATTACACATGTGAGTTATTCAGATCGTCCTTGTAAAGGAATGCCAAAAAAGGACAGAATGGAAAAATTTTCTGAATGTGATTCAATTTGTCCATATCAACTTGCTCGTTATGAAGCATCAGAAAAAGCTTGTTCTGTTTTAAATTATGCTTATTTTTTAAACATAATGAGAGCTGAATTTAAACCATTTTTTAATGAAAGAATGGTTACTTTTGCAGATGAAGCTCATTTAATACCTGATATTGTTTGTCAAATTTTTAATTTTGAATTTAATCAATATTTTTTAAATCAATTGATTAAAATTGTAAATGAAATTGAAATGAATTTAGGTTCATCTGATGTTAAAGAGTTAAAAGAAATAATAATGGGTAGTTTTAAATATTTTAAACAACCTTTAAATCGTCCTTCAACAATTATCGAATATTTTGAAAATATTAAATTAATGCGACCATTAATTGTAATGTTAATTAAAAATGAAGGATATATGAGTTATTGGATTCAATTAAATAAAAATCTTGAAAGACTTGATGAATTAATGATGAATCAAGATGATTTTAAAAATCTTATTGAAAATAGACAAGATGATATTTATTTTGAATCACAATTGGTTGCTGAAGATAAAGTATCAAATTCAAAAATATATAAACATATTGTAAGAGATTTAGCTGAAGCAGAACTTGTTAAAAGACATTTTTTATCAAAATTAAATAAATGTGTTTTTATGTCAGCAACTCTTGGGGATATGGATGAATATGCTTCAATGATGGGAATGCAAAAAGATGAATATGTTGCATTACGATTACCATCTTTATTTGATTTTGAAAAATCACCAATTTATGTTTGTAAAAGTGTATGGTTAAATTATGCTAATTTTGAGAAAAATATTGACAAAGCAATAATGGATACATTAAAGATTTGTAATGTTGAACATCCAAAAGAAAAAGGTATTATTCACACATCAACTTTTAAAATTTGTAATTTAATTAAAGAAAAAATAAATTTGGGATTAGTTCCAGATAGGAACAGATTTTTATTTTATCAAACAGCAGAAGAAAAACAAAAAATGGTTGAATTGATGAAACAATCAACAAAACCTTATATTATTGTTGGTCCAAGTTTGTATGAAGGTCTTGATTTAAAAGATGAACAAGGAAGATTCAATATTTTATTAAAAGTACCATATTCTGGTATTGATGATTATGCAAAACAAAAGATGAAACGTTTTCCATTTTGGTATGAAAGAAATACTAAAGAAAAAATTGTACAGGCAATAGGCCGTACCAATAGACATACAAATGATTATTCAAAAGTATATTTAATTGATGGATGTTTTGATAAAATAATTCATTCTTGTAATGATTCAATAACTTCAAGAATCCAATATAAAACAATTTATTAATGAAAAATCCTGTCGAATTTTGTTCGACAGGATTTTTCTTTTGTAATATTTTATCATCAAAATTTTTTAATATGATTAACCATATTGTATAAAATACAAGGATATATAATATATAAAGAAAATAAATAAGATATTTAAATTAATTTTATGAAAGAAAAAAATACAACAAATATATGTGTAACGTGTATCAAAGAATTATTGAAATTAAATTTTCCTTCATTAAAATATCAAATAAAATCATCAAACACAATTGATGGTTCTTCAATAAATTTGATTTGGTCTGATGGCCCAACAAATATTGAAATTGAAAAAATTATTGAAAAACATAAGTTAGGTGAATTTGATAGATTGAAAAATATTTATGTTAATTCAAATTTCCATAAAAATATTCCTCAAGTTAATTACATAACTTGTAAACGAATTATGTCTGATATTGCTTACAATACTATGATTAAAAAATATCCAATAAATACATTATCTGGAATAATTTATAATGAATTTAAAAACACAACTTTTTCATGTGGACAAACATTAAAAATTAAAATCGATAAATCAAAAGTATTGGATATTAATGATTATTTCGAAAAAATAAAAAAGAAATCTGTTATAAAAACCTAAACATTAATTAAATTAAAAAAAATTTTTATGAATAAATCTGAATTGAGCCGAAAATTCATTGAAGCAATGTTACGGCTAAAACGTGATACAATTAAACAAGGTGAATTAAAAATTCAACCTTTAGAAGGTTTAAATTTTAAGATTGGACAAACAAATGAAACAGAAATTCAATATGTTTCAAAAAATGGAACTTGGAGTGTAAATTCCCCAAAATTGAAAGATAATAATTGGAATCCAACACTTGTTGAAATTATTGATTTTCTTCTCAATTATACTGAAAAAGAAATTATTGATAGTATTGAAAATTTATATACTATTATTAATTCAGTATATTCAAAAATTTCAGCTGTATCTTTATTTACTAAAGTTAAATCAATATTACATTTATTGGAATTTGAAGAAAATCAAGTTGAAAAAAATGGATTATCAATTGAAACAGAAATTGGCAAATATTATATTTATTATGATAATGATTTAAAATCATTATTGTTCACAAATATTAATCGAGAAGGAAGTATTCATTTGACTGATAAAGAATTAATGTTGTTATTGGAAAATACAACTTACTTAAATGTAATGGATGAATTGAATTCTTTTTATTTGAATTTAAAAAGAAAAAAATAATTATGAAAAAATTCATTAATAATTTATCAATAAATTTAGGTATATTTTTTATCATATTACTTATAATTTCAATGTTTGTTGATTTTTTTAATTTAAATTTCTTTTCGAAAGTAACAATATTTTTTATTACAATAAATCTTGTAATATATGTTTTTTACTTTTTTACTAAGGATATTAAAAAACAACAATAATATGAATAAAATTAAATTTAAGGCAGTAATAAAAGATCATGATTTATATGAAGGTTTTGTTAAAGATGGTTTATTAATTTCACTTGAAAAAGGAAATAAAAATAAATCATTTTTATACATAATTGGACTTGAAATATCTTATGATACTATTGATTTTCATGATTATAATAAATTTATTGTATTTCCATTTTCAGATCAATTAGTTCATGATATATATAATTTATTATTTGATAATAAATCAACAAAATTTACTGGAAATAATTTAGATATTTTATGTTTAAAAATTCAGAAAATATTTGAATTCAGAAATTTAGATAGATATGAAATATTTAAATTAATTGGTATTGATTTATCAACAAAAAAGAATTTAATAACTACTCGTGAATATATTGATAATTTAATTGAAAGATAAAAATATGAAAAAAGGAAAATTGTATAGTTGTAATGATTTTGGATTAATTGTTCTTTGTACTAATGGTATACCAACTGACGTTGATTGTTTTTGCGGTGTTATATTGAAAAATACTAAAACATCTAATTCATTAATTTTTTCTGTTGGTAATTATATGGAAAGTTTTAAAAAATCATATTTTATTGAACATCAAGGACAAGTTGATTTAAATAATTGTTCATTTAAAGGATAATGGAAGAAGTAGTAGTAGTCAAACAAAAACCAATAGTTAGTTATTATAAATCAGGTGATCCTTGTTTGAATATTAATGAATGGTTAAATAAACTAACAGAAATAAATATTATAAATACTAAACATTTATCGGATGATTTTCTTGAAATTTGTATTCAAGAAAAACATCGGATATTTATTCATCTCAATATTACTGGAATGGGTCGAACAATATTTGAACCAAATATTCCAACTGTTAAAGAAACATTTCATCAGTTAAAAAAACTTATTGATAAAGGTTTCCCACAAAAACAAATATTGGTTGTTGTTAATCCTATTATTTCAAATGAAAATGGTTTAAAAGCATTGAAATTATTATTGAGAGTTTTCAGTGAATATAGACCATTAAGATTAAGAAATGTTAGGTTTAATGTTATTCAATATAAGAAAGTTGAAAATATTTATGTTCTTGGTAATAGTAATATAACATCAAGACCGAGTTTAAAACATGTTTTACCTTTTTTGAATAGAAATGAAATGTTTTATACAGATTATTATAAATTAATAAATGATTATCAATCAATAATAACTGTTGATAAAGGTGATGAAGCATTAATTGGAATAAAAGAATTAATTGTATTTGGATATAGAAATGAATGGATTTATGCAGATGGAACTCGTGATAAAATTATTTTTTATGAAAAAAATAATAAACATAAACCTATAGTTAATATTATATCTAAATCATTTCCAATCCGTTGTGAAAATAGATGTCTTCTTTGTCCTTGGAAATATTGAGCCTAAATTGATATTCCATTCAGATTAAAACTTTTTTAAAAATATTTTATAATTTGCCTATATAGAACATATTTTTCGGATATATATATAGTAAGCAAACTATATAATATGTACTATAAATAATTTAATTTAATATTATGTTAAATGATAAAATAATTCCAAACATAGATGAAATTGATTTAACAAAAATCGATTGGAATGTTTTAACAATTAAACAATTCCACGATATTGAAATTAAATTATTAGCAAAACATAATGATAATAAAAAAATTGCTAAGAAAGCGAAAATTAAGGAAAAAAAATTAACAAGAAGTTCAGGAATGGTTATTGTTAAAATACATGATAAAAATTATTCAATAAAAGATATTATTTATCAAAGATTGAAAAATTTAAAATCACAAAAATCAAAAGAAAAATTAATTGATGAAATAATATCAAATCATAATCCTATTGTGGATTTATGAAAACAATAATTATAAATAATTTTATTTACCAAAAACAATTAAAAATTACAATTATGTCAAAAGAAGAAGTATTGCCAGTTGAAGGTTTAGAAGAAGGTGTTGTTACTGCAACTGATGTAACAACTGAAGAAGTTAAGAAAGAAAAGAAAGTTCAAACTCCTGAAGAAGAAGCTATTCTTGTTGCTGGTGTTGCTAAATTACGCGAAATTGGTATCGATGAAAAACTTTCAGTTGTTCTTGATCTTGTTAGTGGTTGGAACGGTGATAAAACCGAATTGACTGCAAAAAAGGATGCTGTTATCAAAGCATTTGAAGGTTCAGATAATTTGAAAAATTATATTGATGGTGATTTCCAAACAGCTATGGTTCCTTTTCAGGGGATTTCAAAAGTTATGCCGGTATTGAATAACATCAAATCTTTTTATGCTCGTCGCGAAAACGCTGTTTCTACGAAGAAAGCTAAATTGGTTCAAATATCAATCAGTGGTGTTATCTACAATGTTGATCCAATTTATATGGATTCAGTTGCAGCTGAACCAAAAGATGTTCGTAAAGCACTTATTCTTGCTCACGCTTCTACCGTTAAAGTTGAAGTTGCTGAATTGTTCTAAACCAACAAAACAATAAGTTTACAAAGTAAGTAAAAAACATTTGGAACAATTTTGTTCCAAATGTTTTTCTTTAAAATTTTTATTTCAAATTAAAAACGGGGGTGTTTGGTTTTGACAGCAATTTCAATAGGATTTAATGCAGCCGATGTTGAGTAAGTCATCGTTAAAAAGATTCACAATTATTAATCGACAAAAAACAAAACATTCAGAAGGATAACAAGGTTATTGCTTTTGTAAGTAACGTAGTTAAAAGTGCAATGTCTAAATGGAATGAAGTTGATGAAACTCCGGTTTATTCAATTAATCGTTCACAATTAGCAATGGCTGTTTAATCTTAGATTTTTATTTTGTATTAAAAGGTTATGTGTTTGAGTAAAAACACTTTGGTGTGATTTGGAGGATAACTCACGTTTTCATTCAGTCCCAATATTTTGTTTGTTTTTAATTAATTGAAATGTTTAATCAATTAATATAAAATAAAATAAGCTGTAGATTTAAATTTGTTTGGTTGTTTGGACGGCGGTTCGACTCCGCCCACTTCCAGGATTACAATGTAATATACCTTCACGTGGTGTAGTCTGTTTAAACTAAAATATTACAAATGAAAGAAGAAAGATTTAGATATTTTGAAAAAGACGCTTTTCAAAAAGTACAATACATCACATATTGAATACTCAATATCTTGATGAACGAATTGAAAAAGATTTAATTTAAAAAATACCGATTACGGACCGGTCATCTACCGAAGTTTATCTTCGCTTATTGACATTCCGATCGGTTTTATAAAATCCACAAAAACTGGGATTGTCCGGTAAGATATATAGTGGTTGAGTTTTCGAGAAAGTTTGGTTCTCTTTGACAAAATATAAATCCACGCACATTAATGAAACTTAATGTACTCTTGCAAATGTTGTAACCTATATGGATCAGTTAAATGTACCATAGGTAAATGCAAAATGAACTATCTACGAAGAACACGTGTAAATCCGGTCTGATCAACCGTTAAGAAACTCGTATTTGTTATTGGTTTTAATTTCAGTGTTGTTTCCAGTTTAACTGAACACTGATTTTTTTTTTTTGATTGTGTTATGAATTTTATGATTTAATTTTTTAGAATCTATATGATTCACAAAATAAACCTTTACAGTCAAATTTTGGTAATATTAATAATTTAATTCATTTTATGATAGGTGAAGTCTAAAACCTGCCCTGGTGGCACAGCTTCAGAAAATTAATAAATTAATTTTCAAAGGGGAAAACCGCAAATGGAAAACTTTCCCCGAAATGGTCTTATCGAATATCGGTTAGTTCGTCAGGTTTTCATCCTGGAAAGTGGGGTTCGATTCCCCGTGAGACTACAAAAATTCTCACCGTATTATCAATTGAAGAACATAAAACAAGGATAAAACAATTTAGATACCTTATTAAAGTTTCACAAAATTGACTATATAAATATCGTGAGAATTGTTTATTAAAATTGAGAGCTGTTACATTCACTCAATGAAAAAGTGTTTACCGTGCTTTGTTCAAACTTTTGTTTGGCACCCGTAACGGTTAACTGTTAATCTAACAGAAAATAAACATAAGTTTATTGAAATTGATTGGAGAAGAATAGGTGTGAGTGGTACTATGCACAGGAAAATAATTTTCAATAAAATAATTTTTCAGGGAATCGGTTCGAATCCGATATTCTTCACAAGGAATTTTAGAAATAAAATTTCGTTTTTAAGTATATTAAATTAAGTTATAAGATGTTTTTAATGATAAATCATTAAAAATTTGATTTTCTATTTCTTTAATTATTTGGAAGTTGTTTGATCTGAATTAACAGGGATTTTGAGGAAATTACGGTATTTCCAAGCAACTTCTATTTATTGTTCTTGGGTTGGTTATTCACTTATCTATAAGAGAACTTTCTTTCAAGCAAGTAATAATGAATTTTTGGTCAATGTTGTAATTTTTGAACAAACCTAAAATTCATTTATTGAAAATTATTAAAAACAATATATTTTTGGGAATGTAGCTCAGTTGGTTAGAGCATCGCACTGTTAATGCGAAAGTCATTGGTTCGAGTCCAGTCTTGCCCGCTAAACAATAATTTCAACGAAGCATGAAATATTTGTTGTAAGTTTAAAAACAACCGAGTTTTAAACTGAGAATATTAATTGTGGAGAAATTATTGTTTTTTAAAAATTTGTCCGATGGTGTAATGGTAGCACACAAGTCTTTGGTTCTTGGTGTCCAGGTTCGAACCCTGGTTGGACAACAAATTTAAATAAATAAGTTCGTGAGAATGTCAGTATTTAAGTAATTCGTTTATAGGTTTTGTGTTATATGTGTATTAAATTAAGGGAAATTTTTATTCGTAAAAATTTCCTTTTTTTTAAATCATTTTTTAAAAAGTTAAAATATTTTTAATTTGAATACCTATATTATCTAAAAAATAAGGATATAAATATAAAGAATAATTTAGATAATCATTTAAAAATAAATATAAATGACGAGAATTAATTCAGCTATAAATCCAAAAAATTTAACTGATGAACATTTGTTAGCAGAACATCGTGAAATAAAACGATTATGTAATGTTTTTTATAAAAGAAATTTAATTCATGATTTTTCTGGAATTAAAAATCAATTTACTCTTGGAAGTGGACATGTTTTATTTTTCATAAATAAACCAGTTTTCACAAAGAAAAGATATATTGCAATTTATGATGAATGTTTAAAAAGAAATTTTAAAATTGAAAATTATTTAAATAATTGGGATGTTTATAATGGTTCTAAATTTGAAAATGTTTATTATAAAACAACATATAAAGAACAATTATTATTATCAATAAGAATTGAAGAAAGAATAAATGATTCTTCAAAAAGTTTTTTTCATTATTATGGTGAAAAAATATCTAAAGAAAAAGCAATTGAAATTCTGTTAAAAGATAATTTTTATGAATAATAAAATGTTAGGAATACTTGGATTATATGGAGCTGCACTTAGTATGATGTCAGATAATAGAAGTATGTATACTGATGGAAATAAAAGAAGAGTTTCAGTTGAAAATTTATCAGATGAAACAAAAATTCTTTTAAAACAAAGAAATGATAGAAATAAAATTGATGCAAAGAATAAACATTTGAAAAAATTTGAAATATCAGGTGAAATTTATTATGGTTGTAATTATGAATCAGCTTATAAAAAATATAAAAAACATATTTAAATGAAAAATAAAAAATTTCAACTTCATGATACTGATAAATCAATGGAAGATTATGTTGAAGAAATAATATTAAAAATTTCAGAAAAATTAATAAAATTAAAAAATAATGAAATCACAACAGAAATGATTTTACTTAATTTAAATATTGATTTGCCTGTCGACATAACTTTATGTATTAAAGCAATTATGAATCCAGCAATACTTAATTAAAAATGAAAAAAATAATTTTATCTTTATTGTTATTATCATTTTCTTTTTGTTTAACTTTTTCTCAAACAAAAGAAAATATTGTTTATAAATTTGATAGTTGTTCTATTAGTCTATTGAATAAAAATAGAATAACTTATGATGTTTGTTTTACTTTGGAAAAACATCAAATAACATTTAATAAAAAATTCGTATTTATTGATAAAATTAAATATGTTGTTTATTCAATAAATAATGTTGAAGATTGTATTGAAATTTTAGTAAATAAAAATTTACCATCTGAAAGAACAATAGAAATTTGTACTGATAGTATTGGAACATTTGCATCATTATCTGCAACAAAAAAATCAAAAACAATTTATTGGAAAAATTTTTATTAATTATGAAGAAAATTAAAATACAATTGATTTTTGATATAAATGAAATTGAGAGATATTCAGAAAATTTTTTAAATTTAAAAAATGAAATTTATTCAGGAGAATTTCAAAGAGAATTTTCAAAAAACATAATATCTAATCAATATTTTAAACCTGAAAGAGATTATATTCCTGAAAAAGTAAAAGCATCAATATTGATAAATAATTTAAACAAAGGTTTTTATCAAATAATATATACGATAAATTTCAATATTTCTGAAATTGGTTTTAAATCATCAGAATTTATTGAATTTAAAAATCATATTGAAAATGGTGAAATGAAAAAAGAATTTGAAACAATAACAGATTCAAAAAATAAAACACCTGAAAAGTGTTTCAAACCAAAAAACTTAACAATAATATTAATAATAAAATAAAAATATTTATGGTTGTAACTTTCGGAGTAATACTGAATGTTATGTTTTGTTTGAATTTATATAATATTCCAAATAATTCCAAATATAATTTGTTACAAAAAGAAAATTATGTAACTATTGTTGAAGAATATGGTATATCATCGATAAGTATTAATTCAAACATAAATATAATAACAACCGATTTACCTGTCATTTATTTGACAAATAATAAAATCCTTAAAAGTTATGATTATGTATTTTCGCGGAAAATAATTATATGGGATTGGGGTAGTTCGGCACGATACGAAAAATTACTAATTGATTTTGATTTGTAATAAAGGTCTAATTAAAATCAATTGCTTTACAGGAAATTAAGCTATATGTAATTCTTTTTAGGTGTGTGTTTCTTAACAGTTCACACATTTTCAAATAAAAAGTCTTCAAGAGTGAAGCAATTAAAAAATAATTAAAAATAATATTATGAAAGATTTTTATTTTTCACAAAAATTGAAAACTTCTATTATTAAAATAAAGAAAAACAAAAAATTACATTTTGTTTCAGCTTACATTAAAGGAAAAGAATTTACTGAATGTGTTGAATCAGGTAAAAAACCATTATTGGAATATGATGATAATGTTTTTATTTGTTCAGGTTTTGAAGAAGAAATAAAATATAAAATAATGAAATAATAATTATGTTTGAAATACAATTAAATAATTTACTGCCTTATATTGGAAACAATATTGTTATTAAACATTTATATTATCTTTCCAATTATAATGGAAATGAATTTGGTATTTTAAATGGTGTTTATCCTCTTTATGATAAAGATAAGAATTTATTTTGGCAATATACAACAGATAATAATTCAACAGGACAATCACTAAAATATTGTTTACCATTATTGAAACCATTATCTGATATTATTAATATGCAAACTGATAATAAAGTTCCAATTATTGAATGTTCAAGATTAGCTGGATTAGATATGAAATTTGAAAATGAATATATATTCAGAATAGAAAATAATACAGTTATTTGTGAAAGACAAAAATCAACAAAAACTTTCATAGGATTTGAAATTGATTTAGATGATTTTGGATTTGATTCATATAAAGTAACGAAAACAAAAAATGGAGATATAATTAATTTTCTTCCAGTTCAAAATCCTGATTTAATTATAACATATCTTTATTCAAAAGGATTTGATGTTCAAAACTTAATTGAAAATAAAATGGCTTTAAATATAAATGATTTTCCACAATTCCAATATTAATATGACAAAAGATTATTTATATTATAAATTAACAGGAACTGAAATTCCAAAATTTATTAATGAAAGAGAAAATATTATTATTGATAAATGTCTTGAAATTATTAATGATCGTGAATTAGAACTTTTTGAAAGAAATTCAGATTATAATAAACTTGATGAAAAATATCAAGCTCTTTTATTGGTAAATAAAATTAGTAATAAAATGAATGGAAATCCAATTTTTACAAAAAAGAAAAAATTCATTAAAACAATAATTTTTGATGATATTGAAGATGAAAATTTTTCAGGAACTTTTGCAAACCATTTAAATTCAGAAGATTAAATTATGTACCCATTTAAATTAGAAGATAATTATTTCATTCAAGGTTTTGAACGTTATTCTGAAGTGTTTGATAAAGTACTCCAATTAGGAGGTGAACAAAATGTTCTTTTCAAAGGTAAAATATTGAATGTTAAAGAAGATATTGCTTGTTTATGTGTTGAACATAATATTCAACGTTGTAAATATAAAAATTATAATCCCGATACTTTTCAACCTGATGGAATAAAAGTTCAAGGTTTTAATTGGGCTGTTTTTTCAATTCAAAGTATTTGCGAAGAAAAATTAAAATATTGTGTGATTTATAAAGGTCAACAAAGGAAAGTTGAATATACTCCAAATAAAGTTGATAAAGGAATAATTATTATTGGTACAGGACCAGTTGGACGATTAGTTACAAATATTCCTGAATTTGAAAAAGTTAATGAAGATTTAGATTTAAATTTATCGAGTTTTGCTGAAAACATAAATAATGATTTATTTAAAAAAGTAAATACCTTATATTCTGAAAATAAAAAAGCTTTCAAACCTCAAAAGAAAGAAAGAAATTCAAATATGTTTGATTCTCGTTCAGAATGTGGTAAATCTAAAATAAGAAAAATGAAATAAAAATCAATGTTTATTTGATTTATATTTAATAGGTATTCGAACCAAAAAATTATTTAAATTTTTTGGTTCGAATACCTATTTTATTTGAAATTAATGGATATATAAATTATATTAAATATTTCCAACTTATTAATTTAAACAATATTATATTATGTTTAATGATGCAAAGATTTTTCAGAAGGGTGAAAAAGTAAGAATAAAACATACTTTAATTGAATGTATTATTTTTGATAAATTTGATTGTTCAAAACCAAAATATTGGGTATTATTTGATGGAAAAATAATTGAAAAAACTGAAAATGATTTATCTTATAATGTTTTAAAAACATGGAAAATCAATATTTTTGAAATTTACAAATTAATAAAAATACAATATTTTTATTTTTTTGGAACAAATTCAAAACAAATAAAAAATTCCAATATTAAAATATTGTTTGGAATTTGTGTTGGGATATTAATAACAATAATTTTTAAACATTAATATTATGAAAAAATTAATAATAATTGATGGTAAAAAAACTAATATATCTGATTTAAAACATTTTACTAAATCTGATTTAGTTATTGAAACATATAAGAAAATCAATATATTCCATTATGGAGATTTAGTTGAAAATCCACTTTGGTGGCATAAACAAAATCTTAGTCAAACAGCAACTGGTTATGGTTCAAAATTAACCACATCAAAAATGATTTATTTTGAAAATAAATTAAGACGAATTTATTGCACAATATATTCAAATTCAGGAACAACTTGGTTCACTTATAAAGGTGAAGAAATTATTGTCAATAATTATTGAAATTAAAAACACACAAACTCAAATATTTATAAAACACACAAAAATGCAATACACATCAAAACAAGAAAGAAGAGTACAAGTTAAAAAGGCAATAAATAATATTATTGCAGCTTCGAATGGAATTTGGACATCAGTAAAAGATCCTGAAAAATCATTATCAGCTATATGTAAAGATGCTGGTTTAGATACAAACTGGACAGCTGCAACAGTAAAAACTTTACGAGAAGAAACAAATTTCGGTATGGTTCAAGGAATTGCAAGTGGTATAAGATACATATTTCCAACAGATTTGTATTCCGATATTGATAAATTAGTTGAAAAAGTTGTTATTAATCATGGAAATCAAAAACAATCAAAATCAACTGATACTCAAGCTTTTGTAACAAAAGAAGAAAAAATCAAACCAGGTAAAATTTCAAAAATTGAAAGAAGAACACATTTTAATATTGATGATAAAGTTTTCATTTTAAATTTGAAAAATGGTTTGATTTGTGAAGTTGAAATTATTGGTGTTTTTAAAGAAAAAGACGGAACATATCTTCATGATTTAAATTTTGGTAATGAAGAATTTGAAAAAAACATACCAAATAATGCTTTATTCGAATCTGTTGAACAATTGGTAACTTGTCTTTCTAAACGTGTACAAAAATTTCAAAAATAAATAAAATGAAAACTGAAAATAAAACTCATAAAGTTATTGGAAAATCTGACGATCATGGAACATTTAATGTTTTTGTTGGAACTGAAGAACAATGTAAAATCAGATTAGATAAAGAAAATGAAATGAATCTTGAATTTGAATTTTCTATTATTCCATTATCAAAAAAATTACATACACACAAAGTAATTGATACTTTTTCAGAAGCTTCTTATTTTTCTGGAAGTGAATATGATTGTTATGAATTTATTGATGAAGAAAAAATTTCAGGAGATGCTAAAGTTGTTCTTTTAAATGATGAAGAAAAATTATTTTTTGAAAGATTATCTAAAAAATCAATTATTAAAACTGAAAATAAAACACATAAAGTTATTGATGAAACTCTTCATGAAGATGAAGGTCAAGATTGTATTGTTGGAACATTACAAGAATGCAATGATTTTATTTCAGAACAAAATACTATTGGTTTGAATGTTGTTCCTTTAATTGGTATTGAACTTCAATTTCATAATAGAGTTCCTATCAAAGAAAAATCAGATAAAGTTAAATCAGAAGAAAAATTTGATTATTTCAAACATGAATTACTTGCAATTCTTCATTGTTTTGAAGATAATATTTTATTTGATTATTCTATTATTGATATTATTATTATTAAAATACCAGAATATTCAAGTCCATTTTATTTGGAACATGAAAAAATTGTTAAAATTAAAAAATTGTTGAATGATTATTTTATTCAAAGTTCAACAAATATTATTGAAAATATGATTGTAATTAATTCAAAACTAAATTGAAATGAATACTATAGTCTCACATGCATTAAAATTGTTTTTGATTGAAAATGATTTTAATTTTATTCCTGTATTTGAAACATTTGGAACATTAGGTGATTTAATTAAAGAAAATCCTGATCTTTCAAATACAAAAACATTTATTGTTATATTTATCTGGAAAAGAAAAAATGATGATAAAGAAACACTTATTAGATTACCAATGATTATAAATGAAAAATGTAGTAATCGTTTGAAATATGAATTTGATAAAGATGAAAATAAATTTATTTTCACTATTGATGTTAATGGACAAAGTAATGATAATTGTTTTTCAAAAGGTAAGAATTTTTATGCTCCATTTGCTTCTGATGGTTCTTTATTTTCAAAAACAATATTGGATTTAAAAACATTTTTACGTTATAAAGATGATTGGATGAAAATGTTTCCAACTGATCAATGTTGGCAATTTGTTGAAGAATTAAAATAACATAAATTCAAAATATATTCAAATCATTAAGGGTTCAGATGAAAAATAATAAAATATTTTTCGTCTGAACCCTTATATTTTTTAAATTTCTTGGATATATAATTAAGAATGAAAATATTAATAATCAATAAAAATATAATATTATGTCAATATTCATTAATAATAAAACAGTAAATGCACTAAATGTTGGAATGTTAGCATATCCAATTGGTCGCGAAAAAGATTCATATTACATTAATTCTTGGTTTACTCAAGATATTGAAACTAAAGTAATAATAGTTGAACATGAATTGGTAAAAAATTTTTTAGGTCCTGAAAAGAAAAAAGGAGTTAAATATAAGGAAGGTGTTAAATTCAGAGAATTATTGCTTAAAGGAACTTATAAACAATGTCTTTATTACTTTCAGTATAATGTAATGAATACTGAAAAAGAATGGATTAAAGATGAAAAAGGATATGAAATTTATCCTGAAGATTAATTAAATTTAAATAAATCAATTTTATGTCGAAAACATTAGTTCAGTTATTAACTGAAATGCAATCATTTGTTCCAGGAATTACTTCAGAAGAAATTGAAAAAGCTGAAAAATTAATATTACCTGTTTCTCAAGCTAATGCTGTAAATGAACTTAGAAGAGATTGGATTAATTGTAAGTATGATGAATGTCCTGAAGAATTAGTAAAAGAACTTAGATACTTTATTTAATATGGAAGTAAAAATAACAGTTCAAAATGACTTTAATGGATTTTTCGAAGCTTTTACAAAAGACTTATTTTCTAAAATTGAAAATCCAGACATTAAAGAAGTAATAATATCAGCTGAACCTTATAAAGATTCTGATGTTGCTTTTGCTTTTAATCAAAAAACAGGACTTTTAAAACTTGAATATTATTCAGCTGTAAGAGTATTTGGTTGGAGTTTTAATACACTTGAATTAATTGAAGAATTTAGAAAATTTAAACTTATTTAAAAACAACATATTATGATAATTACAACATTTAACACAAACAGTATTGAACTGGTTAGAGCTGAAGTGAATAAAAGACTTCAAAATATGTCCATAGAATTTGGAATTGATTTACATTGTGGTCATTGTACATATTCAAGTGATGAAATGAATTTCAAACTTGATGTGAAATTTGCAGGAGCTGATCTTGAAAAAACAAAGTTTCAAAGAAATTGTTTTTATTATGATTTGAAATCAACTGATTATCATAGAAATTTCATTTATGAAAATGATAGATATGTGATAGTTGGTATTAGTACAAGTTCAAAAAAATATCCAATTAAGGTAAAAAGAGCTGATGGAAAGGCATTTAAATTCACTTCAAGTTTGGTCAAAAAATGTTTAGATGTAAAAGTAATTGATATTGATTCAATGATTTAATCAAACATAGTTTGAAATAATAATCATTAAGGGTTCAGATGAAAAATAATAAAATATTTTTCGTCTGAACCCTTATATTTTTTAAAATATTTGGAAATATATAATATATGAAAATATAATATGTAATTCAAAATAAAATATATAATGGAAAACAAATATATCATTGATAATCCGAAAGATTTTATACTTGCTGGAAAATCGAATTTCACACTTGAAAATATTAAAACAAATGTTCATTTAACATTTAGTGTTACAAAAGTTGCTGAAAAACAAATGTATTATATTGGTGTTTGTACGAAATATGAAGGTTATATGTTTATTGGTTGTTTATATACCAATAAGGATTTGACAGAATTTTCATTCATTAAAGGAAAGAAATTAAATCCAGATGAAGAACAACTTTCAATCAAAGCATTTAATTATATAAAAGCAGATTATCTTGAAAGAAATATTCCCAATGAAAGTATGAAATTTTATCATCATGGTCATTGTTGTAGATGCGGACGAGTATTGACAACTCCTGAAAGCATAAAAGCAGGTATTGGACCATTTTGTGCTGGATTATAAATCAATAATATTATGGAAACATTAGTATATGAAATAAGAACAATTAATTCAAATTGTTATTGGAAACATTCACTTTATTCTAATGGAACATTATTCAGTGAATATTTGAAAGAAAAAATTACAAGAGGAAATTGTTCAATTGAAACTATCAGAGAAAAAGAAAAAAGTCTAACTCAAGATCAAATTGAAAAATTCAAATTAAAAAATAAACAATATTTTTCATATTCTCAAACAATTTAAAACCAATATTATGATAGTGCAAATGTCAATTTTAAGAAAAGAAAATAATGATATTAATCAATTGAATTTTATGTCAATTCAATTAGATGATGATGAAAAATATTTTTGGACTAATCAAATAACATTCACACCTGAAGGATTTATTGATTTTTGCAAAAGACAACTAAAAGAATTATTACAAAATGAAACTGAAAATTCAAAATTACAATTATTTTTTGTTGAAGATTTAGAATCAGAAGCAAAATGCATTTATGATTTAAAAGAAGATTATGTTGTTATTTTTGAAAGCGAAATAAAAATCTATCATGAAATTTGCGAACGTGAATTGAATTTTATTCATTGGCATAATTATGCAAAAGAGTTGAAATGTGATTACAAACACAGACAAGTGTCAATTCCAGATTTAAATAATTTCACAGGTTTTGACGTTTAAAAACGAAATAAAAGCGAAATAAAAATCAGATTAAAACAAATTAGTTTATATTTGTTTTGATCTGATTTTATTTGAAAAACATGTTTACGTACCAGTAAATAATGAAAATAATGAACATATCAAGACATATATCAAGGAATTTAATTATATTACACATATGGTGTTTATTTACAGGTGCGTTTTGTCTTCATATGTTTACTTACAGGTGCGTTCAAATGAATATTAAATTATTTTTGATACTCTCCGAAACTTGTTTGAAACTAATTTCCACATAAATACGCACCAGTAAATTAGTCTTATATGTTATATTTCAAGACATATATCTTGTAATTAAATTCTATTCGATTATTATGCTTTTTTACTGGTGCGCTATTTTGATTTGTATACAAAAAATCCTGTCAGAACAAATCTGACAGGATTTTTTGTACAATAAATTACCTTGAATTAAGCAACTATTTTTCATTTGCTGTTGCACTTATATTGTATTATATATATCCGAATAATCATTGAAATATAGGCAAATTGGAAACTATTTTCAAGCTATTTTAAAACGCACCTGTAAAATATCAATATATGTTGTAATTCAAGGCATATATCTTGTAATTAAATTCTGTTTGAATATGATAATAATTTACTGGTGCGTTTTTTTGTTTTGAAGTAAAAAAAATTACCGAATTTATATAATACTTAACTCCTTACTACAGTCGTCGATAAGTATTTTTAAATTCGGTAATTTTATTTTAGAACTTTTCCGAAAATTTTACTTCTTTTGAATTTTCCAAAATGCTTGCTTGTAAAGCAACTTCTTCATTTTTGAAAACTAATTTCGCAGCAGATAATTTTCTGTTTGAAATTTTCAACAAAGTATTTTCAACCAGGAATAAATTTTTGGTGAAATTTACTTTTTGAGAATTTGCAACAATGAATGCTTTCAAAGCAACTTCGTTATTTTTGAAAATCAATTTTGCAGCGGACAATTTTTTGGTTGAAACATTGTACAAAAGACCTTCAATCAAAAATAATTTTCGTTTTTCTGATTTTCTTTTCTTTTTTGTTTCGACAACAACTTCGGCAACAACTTGAGCAACAACTTGAGCAACAACTTCAGGAACAACTTCGATAACAACTTTTGGAGTACGTACTTTTTTAGTTTTTACAACTTCAGCAGGAACGATAGAATTTTCGATTGAATTTTTAACTTTAGTCATGATGTTTAATTTTTTTAGTGTTTATAATGTGTGTGTTATTATTGTATTATATATATCCGTATATTCTCGATTATATGGGTAAAACGAAATTTATTTTCAAACTATTTTTGTTAAAACGCACCAGTATAATAACATATTTAAAACGCACCAGTAAAATACATTACTTATGTACAAATCAAGCACAATATGTTACCATATTGTTTATATCGAATTTTGAATGATTTTTACTGGTGCGTTTTTATCTATTTGTTTCAAATCAGTTCCTTAATATACGAACACGTATGTGTACATGTGTGCACACGTATGGAGTTTCATTGAAGCGTACCTGTACTATAAATAAACAAGACAAAACGCACCTGTAAATAAAGTCAAAATTTCAAGTATTTACAACTATCAAGACATATAACAAGTATATTGATATTGCAATATTATTTACAGGTGCGTTTTAACTTGAATCTGATACAGGTACGTATTTATGAAAATAGTTTGAAAATAAATTTCGTTTTGCCCATAATATCATGATTAATCGGATATATATAATATAAGAATACTACATTATAAATTCTTTAAATGTTATTTCAAACACTTAAATTTTTTAACAAAAGTTTTTCTTGTTTTCCCCATAATTATTAAAATATCGGGATATATATAATACAAATAATTTACACAACTTAATTTATAAACTTTTAAAACTTACAATCATGTCAAAAAAAGAAAATGTTACCGTTCCTGAAGTTACCGTTCCTGAAGTTACCGTTCCTGAAACTTCTGCTCCTGTTGAAATGACCATGACAGATGGTCTTGAATCAACTGATGATGTTCCCCTTCTTCCAACTGACGAAAATGGAAAAATTGATTTTTCGTCCCGTGCATATCTTGAATCACACAAACCCGTTGTTACTGTTGAATTTGCAAGTTCAAAGTTTGACCCAATTCGTGAAGCAAAAGTTCAGGATGGTTTGGATGCTGTTTCTGAATTACTTGGTGACAAAATAAATCCACTGGTTATCCTTTTGGCTCGTTATTGGGAAATTAAACCTGCACGTTCTGCGATCAAGAAAATGATCGACGCTGAAGCAAAAGCAAAAAATATACCTGAAGACAGGTATTTGCAAATTGATCTTCGCAAAAATGTTGATACCCTTGCTTCTTTGTCTCAGGCCATTGACCGCATGAAATATGCAATTACATACTTCAAACCTCGTGCCGGTATCGATTCCAAACCTGTTTTCCAAATGATGTCAATCGATGGCGTTATGTTTAACGTTGACTTGAATGTTTTGGCTATGGCTAAAGAAACTTACAAAGAAGACAGAGTTGCTCTGAAAGCTTTTTTAGCTGAAAATTCTGTAAAAGTTGTTATCGACGAATTACTTTAATCAACTTACAAATACTAAAATAAATGACCCGTTTTTAACGGGTCATTTTTTGTTTGAAACATGTTTACGTACCAGTAAAATTTTATCATAATCACATTAAATTAAATTACTTGCAATATGTCTTGAAATACAAAACATAAGGTTATTTTACTGGTGCGTTTGAATACAAAATCATAGTATATATGTATATTATTCAAATCAATACATATATGATATTTCATTTAAACACACCTGTAGTATAATGAAACAAGACAAAACGCACCTGTAAAAAATTGATTAAAATGACGTATTTGAAACAAACCTTGGTATTTGTCTTGAAAAATGATAAAACAAATAGTTTTACTGGTGCGTTTGAAAATAAATCGAAAATAACTCGAATTTTACCCATACTTTTAGGATTAATCGGATATATATAATATTAGAATATACACTTTTAAAATATACTATTATGATAGTCTGGAATGAATTTAATGAAAAAACTGACCTTCAAAAAATAATTGATTTGGTTGGAATGCAAACTGAACGTGAATCAAATCCAATTTTAGTAATGGTAAAATTTGCACTTTTTGATAATGTTTTTAGACCTTGTATGGCACATGTTAATTTATTCACAAATGTACCAAAAATTAATGTTGAAGGTATGTCTGGAAATGTTAAAATATCACATTGGACTGAAATTAATTTACCTAAATAATATTTAAAATGGAATATACTATTATCAAAAGTACTATTTGTAACGATGTTATTGCAAATATAAATGTACATTTAACTGAAGGTTGGAAAATATCTGGATCTTTACAAACAACAATTCTAAAAGGTTTCAATAACATAGAATATGCTCAGGCACTTATTCGTGAATAATATTAATCGAATTTAGCTCGGAATTAGTTCCGAGCTAAATTTTACTCAAACCATATTTACGCACCAGCAAATTTTGATCATAATAACATACAATCATTTTCCTTATAATTCCACTTGAAAAATCAATTTACAAACTTATTTACTGGTGCGCTAATTTATATTCGATTGAATATATGTAATTTTTGCTCAAATACAATATAATATATATTTCATTCAAACGTACCTGTATTTTAGTGTATCAAGACAAAACGCACCAGTAAAAAACTAACTATATTTGAATATTTGAAATTTACTGGACATTTGTCTTGATAACTAAATTTAAATTCATTTTTACTGGTGCGTTTAACTCAAATTTTTAAATATTTATCTATTTCTACCCATATTTGTTGAATTAATCGGATATATATAATATAATAATATACAATTTTAAAAAATACTAAAATGGCACCACTTTACATCTTTATTTCGGTTATCACAATTATTTGTATTTTTTCTTTAGCAAACAAATTAGCTAAATTGAATAGCTCAAATTTTATTGTTAAAATTCTGAAAAATCTTTATTTTTAAATTGAAATTTATGGAATCAGTTTTTATATATTTAATAATATTTTTTGTTTGTTACTTGATTAAACATCATATACTAATAAAAAATAAAATATCAAATTTCATAAAATCATTTATTAATGCAAACAAAAAATAGTTCGGTAAACAAACCGAACTATTTTTTACTCAATTTCAAATTAACGTACCAGTGAATTTTCATTATAATCACATAAAATTAATTTCCTTGTCAAATGTCTTGAAAACTAAATTTAAATCATATTTTACTGGTGTGTTTACTTGAAAATAAACTATGTTCTACCCATTATTTAATGATTAATCGGATATATATTAATAAAAATACTAATTTAAAACAAATATATTATGTCAGAAGAAAACTAAATTAAAATTCCATTAACATTTGAAGAGAAAAAACAATTGTTAAATGAAATTGTTAAAGATTATGGAATGGGATTTATGACTATTCACGGATTTATTGCACAAATATTTACAATATCTTGGAATTAGTTTGAATTTAGTTTGATTGAACAAACATTAGATAAATGTTTTGAATTTAAACTTGATTCTTTTCAAATATTTTTGGGATTAAAAAAATAAAATTAAGTAAAAATTAGCTCGAATCTTTAACGATTCGAGTTAATTTTTACTTAATTTTAAGATTTTCTGGTGCGTCAAATTGAAAAATAAAAAAAAAATAGTTCAGATTAACTCTGAACTATTTTCACACAATAAAACACACTTATAAAACACAATATATTTTTTATTTATCTACATTTGGACAAAAGTAACTTGGATGTGAATGTTCACCAAGAGTATGATTACAAACAATACAAACTTCATCATAATTTCGTACTCTTTCACCAATGAAATTATCTGCATATGTTGATAATAACCATGGAATATCTATGTTGATATTTTTTGCTCGTATTATTATTGCAGCTTCTTTCGATTCTTGTTTGATACAATTTTGAACCATATCATGAATATTTTTCTGACCTTCTTCATCTAACAATTGATCAAATTTTTTATCCAGCATTTCATCAATTTCATCAAGTTCATTAATCATTTCATTTTCATCAGAATAAATAGATAAAGCTGCGATCAAACCATCAAAATCTTCTGACTCATCATAAGCATCAGCAAGTTCAGTTACAAATACTATTGAAAATTTAAAACGTTCAGCAAGAGATTGTAAATATTCACTACGAGTTTGAAACCCTTTTTTTATTGAAACTTCGTTTGTACTCATTTTATTTTGTTTTTAACATGTTATTCAATTCAAGTTTGATTCTTTTAGCATCTTCACCTCTCCAAGTTGAAGCATTTGAAAGAAAATAACGAACAATATCTGAAGCTGAGTCTTCACCAAATTTATCATTAACTGTTCGAAGTTGACTCATAGCATTTAAATATGGTACAGCTCCAAAATAAATATTTTTCCATGTTTTTCTTATGTCTTCTGAAATAAGAAATAATGAACGAACCGTAGTTGAATTAATATTTTTCATAACTATTATATTTTATTATAATTTATATATCCTTAATTTTTAAACAATATAAGCTTTCAGATAAAAACTTTTAAAAATAAAAATACTCGATTCAATAAAGAATCGAGTATTTTTATTTAATCTTTTGGATTAATTACATCGGAAATTAATCTAAATCTTATTGTTCTATATAAAATTTTTGTTCTTATTTTTTCTTTATTTCCAATTGATGGAATATCAAGTAATTTACAAATCTTTAAAAGATCATTTTTACTAAGATTTATTAATAATTTTTCACCTGATTCAGTTGAATTTTCAAGATATAACTTTTCAATAATTTCTTTCATATGTGATTATTAAATTTCAGTTGAATTTAAACTGTTTATTAATTCAAGTTCCAATATTGAACCTCCAGTTATTTTAGATAAAGCTTCATCATAATCTTCTGTTTTTTCATCAAACTTTCCATTAGTGAAACCTTTTTTTGGAAATTCAGTATCTATCCAAAATCTTGAACATGGTCCTAAATTATCATGTTCAATTATCTTTAAACTATTGTTTTCAATAAAAATCGTAAAATATTTTTTCATCTTTAATTTGTTTAATAAATTTTATGAACAATGAATTGTTTATCAATTTCTTCCCAATTAACCATATTACCCCAACCCATACAACACTTTTTTAATGGTATATCGTTTGAATAATCATCAATAAATATTGTTTTATTTTTAATCATTTCATCCCAATCCCATGAATCAGGTTGAATTTTTAATTTAACAACATCCAATATTGGTTTGATTTCTAAATCTTCTGTATGTCTATTTTTAAAGAACATCCATGATTCTTCATTAATAAGACGTAATGCATTTTCTAAATCTTTACCTGTATAACTTGTATTTAGAATAAATGAATGACCAGCATCTTGAAGTTTTTTTATTATTTCAAAACATCCAAAATTAACACGACCAATTTTTTCATCAGATTGTTCAACAATCGTTCCAACAAAATCCAAATATATTTTCATGTTTTAAATGTTTTGATTAATCCATTGTTCCATATTAAATTCAATTGTTTTTGTTTTATTTGCATGATAAGCAATTAAAGCTTCATCATAATCACATTTCATTTTAAGCATTTTATTAATCAAATCAATACGAGAAAATTGTTGTTTTAGTTTAATTATTGAACATTCATTTTGTGAATTTGTTTTTGGTTTATTAACAACATGTCCTTTACAAATTCCATTATAATTACAAATATTGTAAGATAATAATTGTTCAGCTCCACAATCTTCACAAATACCAATGTTTGAATCAATTTCAATTAAAACTTCTGTAATTGAACATTTTGATTCAATAAATGAATTCATAAAAGCATCAGAAGGATGTGGAAAATACAAATTAACATGTATTTTATCAGATCTGTTTTTATCTGTTGTTGAAATAACTCTCAAATAACGATCTTTTCTTTTATTATAATATTCTAATTCATCAAAAACTTCAACAGGTCCTTCATTTGTATTCATACAATTACAAACAATATCACCATCTTTAAAATTTTCATCTTTAGATAATCTTTCACAAATAAAAATATTCCAAAATCTGTCATTTCCAATTTGAAAATGTCCTAATTCAGTTTTACGATAAATTTGTGTATAAGGTTTATTAAACATCATAATTGGACCAACTTCTCCACTTCTTGTTTGACATATTACAATTTCAGCTTTTTGATAAAATTTACCTTCAATTTCAATAAGATTTTTCTTTAACATAACTTTTAGTTTTTAGTTTTAGAATCTAAATAATATATCCTGTTAATCAAATAAATATGGGTATTCAGACTAAACATATGTATAAAAAATAGGTCTGATTTCACAATCAGACCTATTCAAAAATTCAAATAAATACTCACTTAATCACATAATATAAACAGTATGTTTCATATTCAAATCATTACTGAAAATTATTGAAATTTTCATATCAATAGTTGTTATTGTAAAATATTGTATAACACCTAAATCATTTTTAATTTGAACTATTAAATTATCTGTAATCCAATCATTTGTTAAATTTGTTATTTCAATATTGAATTCATTAATACGAAAAATATTATATGTTATACCATTAATAATTTGAACATAATTATCACCAATATTTAATGTATTTGGAATAATAATTGCTAATTTTTCTCTAATCAATAATGCTTTTATTTTTAATAGATAAATTATTAATGAAGAAAAATTACGACTTAAAATAAATATGTTTGATTTTATTGCTGATGTACTATTAGTATCAGTAAATTCAAAATCTGATTGTGTTTTAAATTCTTCTAATTCAATATCAGTAAAATTTGTATTTGACATAATTTTAATTTTTTACTTGCTTAGCATTATATTTACCATATTGTTTTGTTAAATTTTCCTTATCTTTTTCAGATAAAATATTATCTGTTGTTCCAACAAAATTAGATACACTTGATAAAAATTCATCAATATTTTTTGTATTGTTATAATGCCATTGTAATCCAAACCTACTTGTCAGATTAACTTTAATACTTCCCATTATTACACCACAATCAAATTTAAATTGTTTTGATTTTGTTTTCAAAACAACTGTCAATAAATCAACATTAAATTCAACTTTTGGTTCTGAACTTTCATTCAAATTAACATTGATTGAATTATCATTAATTATTTTTTTTTCAATATTCATAATTTTATATTTTATACGTTAAAAGAATTATTTAATTCATTATCTAATGGATTTTGACTTACTTCATCATAAACATCATTAAGTCTTTTACCACTGATAAGATTTTGTTCAATTTCTTCAACATCAGTTTCATCAAATTTTATTAATTCACTACAATTTGTTTGAATATAATTATATAAAAATTCTAAACCTGCTTTTATTCCAGGATATTCGAGAAAAGCTGCTTTTAATTTTTCCTGTAATGTTTTTATTTTGGTTGACATTGCTGATTGAGTGAATGTTTTATTTGTTGCTCCAAAACTTGCATAATAATCGGATAAAACAACACCCATTTCTTCTTGTTTATACATATTATTGGCATTCAATTTTCCTCCACCAATAACATCATTTTTAACTTCTAAACCATATAACATTTTAAACAGTTTATAATCATATTTGTTAAATATTTTCTTCTTGGTAAATTCTTTTTTACCTGTATCTGAATCTATTTTTGTTTCAAATAAATTAAATAATTGTTTAACAGATTTATATAATTCTTCAAATTCAAATCCAATTTCAGCACTCATACTTGAAGAAGCAACATTAGCCCAAATATCTGCATTTTGTCCACCTTCAGAACCTCCAATTATATCTGAATATTTACTTTCAGTAACAACATTTGCTGGTTTTTCAATACTTGACATTCCATCGAGTAATGTGTCAAGCATTTCTTTTGGAAGATCTTTTAATTCAGGATTATTTTTAAGAAAAGATTTTAATTGTCCATCATAAAAATGTACAATTGTTGCCATTGAACTACCAGAAATAGTACCACCTGAACTAAGTTCATACATTCCTCTTTTAATTGCTCCAGTAACATATCTGTGTGCAAAACCATTAAAACTTATTGCTGAATTGGATATTTTTTGTGTTTTATACCATTTATCAATAGCTACTGATAAACCAACAAGACCATAAGCAACACAATCATCATAAAGATGCATCATATTTAATTTTGAACAGGAATTATAAGCAATTCCTTTAACATATTCAATATTGGCTGAAGCCAACATTTCTTTTGGTTTTTGTTCTTCAACTGTTTCAAAATCAAAAATTTCAAACATAACATTTGTTATATCTTGATTACCTTTTAATTTTGATATTTCATTTGCCGATTCAATTTTAATAGTATCAAGTTTATTAACTAAATCAGTAATTTTATTTTCAGGTGTTGCAAGTATTAAAAGTTTTTTTAATTGATTCAAATTATAATTAGATACTTCTTTTGGTAATAAATCAACTATTTCAGATATGTAACCACAAAGATTAGCATATTCTTGTTTTAACGTTAATGGTGCTATTTCAGTTTCAGTTTCATTATCCAAATATTCATCAATATCAATTTCTTCTTCAACATCATTATAACTATCAATTTCTTCAAAATAATCTATTTTATTGTCAATTTCCATGTCTGGAAAATTAAGAATCAATAATTTACGTAAAAGTTTCATTTTAGATACCAATGAGTTTGGATTAACTAAATTGAATTCATTTTCAAGAGCTTTTCGTTGTTCTTTTAATGATTTAAGTAACTCTGAATTTTTAATTTTTTCATCACTAACAACTTTTTCTTCTTTCCAATTTTTATCCTTATAAAGTTTAACAAATTTATTTTTAGTTAATTCAAGATTATCTATCATTTCTTGAGTTTTAATAACTAAATCCTTTTCGTTTGAAAATTTATAATTAGCAAGTTCTGATTTTAAAATATCCAATTGATTTTGAAGAACTTTAAATTGTGGTGATTTTTTCAAATAACTTTCAAGTTTTTCTTTTGCATGTCTTGAAAGAGCATTAGTTGTTGTTCCAACTTCTCCATATTTTTGCATTTTATTAAGAGTGACACTTTTACCTCTTTCCATAATATTATTATATTCTGAAGAAGAAACTTTATCTGTATAATGAATATCAGATTCTTCAGTAGATAATTTGGATTTTTTTGTTTTATTAACAATAACTTTTTTACCTTCTTTTGTTGTTCCAATAACAACATCTTCATCATTACTTACTGGAATTTCACTTGCAAAAATTTGTTCATTATCCAAATAGGAATCAATATCAGGAATTTCGCTTTCAAAATCTTGTGTCATAATTTTGTTTTTTAATTGTGTGATTTAATTGTGAATTATTTGTTGTTTGTTTATTTATTTCTTTATTAATGTAATGATGTTCAATTCAATTCAAATAATTTATTCCAAGCATTCTTGGATTAAAAAATAATAAATAAAGTTTCTCAATACAAATATACTAATTATTATTCAAATATGAAAACAAAAAGTATATAATAAAAACTAAAATACAATATTTATGTCATAATTGAATTGAATACGATTCAATATTGAAATTTATTTTAAAAGTTCTTTCATTTTTTGATTGATATTATTTTCAATAGTTATTCCATTTTTATCATTTAATAATTCATTATTATTTTCAAGACCATCTCCATATTTAGATATTGAATTATTTTCAGTTTTTATTATTGTTTGTGATACGGATTTAACACCGTCAGCAATAAAATCAAAAGATTGTCCTAAAGTGTTATCAATTTCTTTTTTTTCATAACCGAAAAAACTTCTTGTTTGTTTTGAAATATCTATTTGATTATTATGATGCACAATTTTTGGAGCATAATATATTCTTTTACCCATATTGAACATCATTTCAATACCGGCTTTATCTTTGGCCATTCCTGGTTTTAACTTAATCTTAACTTGAAGTTTTGTTGGAAAATCACCATAACTTAATGAATCAGTTGGAAATGAAAAATCTGTTCCAGTACAAATAAGATTACCAATTGTCATTATTGGATTAACAGGATTACCAATAGTTATATGCCATTGTCCTGTTGGTTCATTAGATAATAAACTATTCATTGTTAAAATTCCAGGACGTCCAATTTTATCAAGAATTTTTCCAAAAGCTAAAGCCATTCCACCTTTCATAGCTTGTTTTAAAGCATCAATATGTGAACCACCTTTTGCTGTACCAAAACCAGCAATTGCTGATTTTAATTCATTTAAACTTCCTTTAGCTCCTTCCATAATAGTAGCCATATTATCGCTATTCATATATTGAATACGTTTATAAAACATTGATGGTCTTTCACCAATCCAATATCTTGCTCCAGGCCAAAATTTACCATTATTATAAGTACAAGCTAAAATATTACTTATAATATCCCTCATAGCATATTCGGGAGTTCTTCCATTTATGCTCCGTAATTCATAATCAAATACTAATTCAAATTCTTTTCCAAATTCAAAACCAATATCACGTATATTTGTTGTTGTAAGTGAATCAACAGGACCATAAACTTTATTTTGATCAGCTTTTGGGTCAAGTTGATTTGCATTTTCACCTCTTAATGAATTTTTTATTAATTCTGGATCAAAAGCTGACATTGCTTTTTTCATAAAACCGGAAACTCCACTTTGTTCACCTTGCATTGTTGCTTGTTCCATTTCAGCAGTTAATTCTTTCCATTTCATATTGTAACTAAATGACAATATTTCATCAAGTTTATTAACATCTTGACTATAATAAGTAATTAATCTTGCAATATCTGGTTCTCCTTGAGTTTCTTTATCCCAAATATTGTCAGTACATGGATATGGAAAACGTCGAAGAGTAATTAAATGATTTATTGGAAATCCAAGATTTTTACAATATAAAAAATCATCAGCATCATATTGCATTGCTCTTGAATCCATTTTACATAAATCAGTAAAAGAACGAACTTGAAATAAATCCTTGTGATTTGGAATATCACTATCTTTTGATGGAAAATCGTTTGTTAATTTAATTAAATGTAATCGGTTTATTACTGAACGAGTAATATCTTTTCCATCAGACATTTTTGCTTTATTTGCACCTTTTGGAATAGCTAATTCATTAAAATCAACTTTTTCATATTCTGGAGCAACAACGTTTGAATTTACATCATTATTATCAATAACAGCCATAATTTATTTTTTAAATATTATCAATATCTTGTATTTGTTTAAGAATATCATTCCTAACCATTGACGTATATTCTTTACGAAGTTTAATAAGAACTTCAAGAGTATTTCTAACAAAAAATCCTTCAATACAGAATAAATTTAATGAAAAATCAAAATTAGGTAAAATTTTTGTTGATTTTTTATTAAAAATAACTTTTGTTTCAATATCATATGGGGCAGTATAAAGAAAATTATTTGTGACAAAATCAGCTATTATTTTTGGTGTTTCAATAATTTCCAATAATTTTATATAATAAATTTTATTCATACCATCATCAAATTTATCATCAATTATTATACCTCTTCCAACCATAGGTCTATGATAATCTAATGTATTTGCAAATAAAAAATAACAATTATCATTTATATTTAAAATTGGATTTTCCTCTGAATAAAAATTAATTAATTCAGTACCAACAATTCCATATGTTTCCATAATTATATTATTGTATTTAAATATTTTTGAATTTCTGAAATACCTTCTTCAATTTCATTATTAACTATTGATTTTTTATCAACTATTATTTCTGGTTCAGGAGAAACATATATTTCCTTTATAATAGGTTCAGTTTTAATATTGTTAATATTGTCAACTGTTTTAATTATATTTTCAAAAAGTTTTTGTCTTAATTTTTCTTTAAGCAATAATTTTATATCAATAATTGATATTTCATTAATTAAATATTCAAGTATTATGTTTTCGTTTAGACTCAATAATTCAATTGTTTGTCTTAATTTTTCAATATCATAATTAAATTCAATTGGTAATTCAATATCAATTATTGGTTTTTTTATTTTATTATCAATACCTAAATCATCGAAAGTTTTTTTATTTAAATTATCAATATTTATTTTTTTAATTATTGATATTTCAAATGGTATTATTTTTTCTTCAATTATTTTTATTTGTACAATATCTTGTTTTTTTATTTTTTCTTCAAATTCAACCATTTGTGAATCATAATCAGATAATTTTTCTTCAATATCTGAACTTTCACCTATCCCTTCTAAAAGATTTTTTGGAAATGGTTTAGTCTCAATTTTTGATGCAGAAGTATATAATTTTATCCAATTATTTTCTAATTCATAGGTTGGAATACTCTTTGCATCTTGTGTGATCCAATATCCTTCTTTTTTTGAATCGGGGCCTAAAATTCTAATTATATCAGGCTTATCGGAATTTAACGAATCTATTGATTGATAATGTCCTGTTGTTATTATTTTTTCCATATTATTGTTAATTATTTTGTTATTATTTGGATATTTTAAACTTTTTGTTTTAAAATATCGTTTAAATAATGTAGACAATGTTTTATTGAATCTTTTGATACATAATCGCATAATTCTTTATTTTCATTATTGTTACTAATTATTTCGAAATTATTTATAAAATTAATAACAATAAATCGTAACAATTTAATATTATCAAATTCAATATTATAAAAAATTTCTGTTATTGTTGGAGTAAGAATATTTGTTTTTATTTGATTATAAGAAACATAAATATTACGAATTACTCTTTTATTAAAATCTGTTATAAAAAAATTATTTTTCTTTTGAAAACAAAAATTCAATAATGCAATAAATTCATTTATATCATTACATTTTATTTCTGAATCTTCAGGTATTTTATTTTTAATTTTTTCTCCATAATCTTTGTAAATAATTTTACAAGTTTCAACTAATAATTTTTCCATCACATTATTTTTATATTATTATATTTTTATTCTTATATTCTTATTTAGTATATTATTGTTTTTATGATTTTCATCTATATTTTCATCTAAAGATAATAATTTATCAACAATACCAATTTGAATGTTTTTTAATCTCATAACATATTGCACTTGTGCTATTGTCGGAGTTGCTTTTGCATTTATCTGACACTTTTTACAAAAAATAGAATTAACACCATATTGTTTATAACTAACATAAATTTCTTTTAAACAATGTAAACACCACCATTTTGTTTTTGTTGTCAATCTATATTTATATTGATTTGTTCTTCTTTGTCTATTATTTATGCAAATTCTCAAAGTTTGTTCTTTTGTAAATTCCATATAATTATTGATTTAAAATGATTTTTATTAAAAAAGGTTGGTTGAAATTCAACCAACCTTTTAATTATTTAATAACTTAATTTAATTAAGCCCAACCATATTTATTAATAAATACTGCTGTATAATAATTCAATTCAGGATAAAAACCAATATCTGCAATCTGGAAACGTGACCAAACACGAATCTTTTCAGCCATATTCTGTTCAGCAACCATTTGACGACTTGCAGCCAAATCATAAGCTAAGAATTTTGCTCCTGGATCAGTATCATTACCACGACGACCAAATAAAATACGAGGATCATCAAAGCTAATTTTTGGATTTTTATAAACATTTACTGTTTCAAAAATAGTACCAGCATAATGCAATTCAGGATTAGCACTGAAAGAAGTAGTAACAGGACAAGCACTAAAAGTAGATTGTTTTTTCAAACAAGCAGCAAGAGTACCACCAAGAACTACGAAATCAGGAGGTGCAATACGATTTTGTTGAGCAACAAATTCAAGAATCAACAAAATACGAGCATATAAACGTTCTCCATGAGTCATTTGATTTTCATAAGCAGCAGATACTAATGAATTTGTCAAATTTTCCATTTTAGTACGACAATCATCACCAATAATATCATCAAATGTAACATCAACATCACTCATTGGTAAAGTTACATTAGTTGGAGTATCAATGTAAAGTGAATAATTTGCACCTTGTGACTGAAAAGCATTAACTGCATGAGTTACACCTAATTTATATAAGTGAGTTAAAATTACTTCATCCAAAGATTGAACCAATTGATTCTGAACTCCTGTGTAAAGATGAGAAATAACATTCACACCCATTGCAGCCATATCCTTAATCTGAATGTTACTGGTATCAGCTTCAATTTCTAAACCAACCATTTCAAGTTGTTTGTCCATTGCAATTACATTCAATTTATGTTTAGGTCCTTTTTCGTGTTGTGCACGAGCCATTCCACCAAGAGAATTATTGTTTGAAGCAGCTTCAGCAATATTTTGACGTACAGCAGATGCATATCCAACACCAATAAGACTAATTACAGTACCACCAGCAATAACAGTTGGAGCAGCAACATAAACTTTACCAGGAGCTGCATTAATAGCATCAACAACTTCTTTAACAGTTACTGAATTATCATAAACATAAGCAATTTCAGTAGTTGTTGTTGCTTTACCTGTTGCGATAACTTCAACTGTAATTGCAGCTTTTACAGTTGAACCAAGCATAAAGCGAACTTTTAATACTTTTCCATTAGCAGCAACAATAATAACTTCTGTAGTTGCACGTTTCAAAGCTTGTGCTTTAATCCATGAACGAGTAAAAATTGGAGAACTCAATTCAATAAATGTTGGCAAATTAGCAACATCATCAAAAGTACCACCACCATAAACAGTATCAATATAAGTTACTAATACTTTAGGGGTATCAACAGCAATTGTTGGCATAAGGTCAAAACCAATACAATTCAAAGCAATATGATTTTGAAGACCAAATACATAACTTGGAACATCACCTGAACCTGCTTTATATCCTGGATTCCAAATACCTCCAGCTAAAGCTGAAGAAGAAGCTGGATTAGCAACAGCCCCCATTCCAATAACATTACCTGGAGTTGAAACACTTTCAAATAAGTTTTTAAGTTGTGGCATTGCACTTCCGAAAATACTTGCATCTTCATTCAAAGGACTTGCACCCATTAAATTAGCAATACGTGTACGGTTACCATATTGGTCAGCAACAAACTGCAGACGTTCTTTTTTAATAGCATCTCTACCTGAACCATGTTCAAATTTTGCAAATTCAGAAGCAAATGCTGATTCCAATAATGGTTTCATAGCATCAGAAGTTCTCTGATCGAGTTCTGTGTGCTTGTAAATAGATTTCTTAATAATTTCTAAAGCCATAATAATTTTGTTTTTTTAATTTAACAATATTTTTTAATAAAATTTTAATTCGAAATAAGAATGAATTTTAGATTCCTAAATAAAATGAACGAACTGATTCATTTAAATTTTGATCTTTTTCTTTCTTTTGTTGTTCAGCATCTTGTTTTTGTTTCAACTGTTTTTGTTCATCCTGTTGTTTTTGTTTCAACTCCTGTTGTTGTTGTTGTTGAATTTTTTGCAACTTCTGTTGTTTTTCCTGTTGAGCTTGTTTCAATTGTTGCTTTTCCTGTTGTTTTTTAACCGGAGTTTTTTGCTGAACTTGTTGTTGTTGTTCAAGTTTCTGTTGTTCATTTTCCTGTAACTTTTGAACTTGTTGTTTTTGTACTTGTTGTTTTTGTTTCAACTCAACTTGTTCTTTCTGTTGTTTTTCCTTCAACTGTTGTTGATCTTTCTGTTGTTTCTGATCTTGTTGATCTTTCTGTTGTTTCTGATCTTGTTGATCTTTCTGTTGTTTCTGATCTTGTTGATCTTTATCATCATCTTCATTAAGATCTTTTTGTTTTCCACAAGATTCTTTCAACTGTTGTTGCTCTTTCTGTTGTTTTTCTTTCAACTGTTGTTGCTCTTTCTGTTGTTTTTCTTTCAACTGTTGTTGAGCTTTTTGTTGTTGAACTTTTTCATCTTTTTCAGATTCAAAAAGTTGTTCATCATCAAGGAAATCTTGATCATTTTGATCTAACTCATTACCGTCAACATCAGCGAAAATATCATTTTCGTCAAGAAGCATTTGATCTTCAAAATCTTCGTCAGAAAATTGATCATCATCTTGATAGAGTTGATCAGGATTTTCTTCAGATTCTTGCAAATCTAAATCATCTTGATTTTGAAATAAATCTTCATCATCAAGAAAATCTTGTTGTGATTCATTCAAATTTTCTAATGCCATTTCGGTTTCAACTTCGGAAATATTCCCAAGTATCATTTCAATAAAACCTTTCATACATTTTTTGTTTTAATTATTAATAATAAATTAATTTATTTTAAAAAAGTTTCCTTTTTAATATCTTTTGTTATTTTATATATTATTCAATACTTATGGAATAATCATCTTTTATAAATCCTGCAGCTCCTTGATAATAACTTTTGCCTTGATTTTTTACTTTTAATTTGTTTTGTGAATTTTGAACCTGTTGAAAAAATTTATTTTGTGATTCTTTCAATTGTTTTTGTTCTTTTTCTTGTGATTCACCTAAATCTTTTTTTGCTGTTGCTTTTAATTTATCTTCTAATTCTTGTTCATCATTTGATTCACCTTTATCAAGAATTTCAATATCTTCTTTTTTTTCTTGTTTTGAATCATCTTGTTGATCTTCAGATTCATATAAATCTGTTAAAAGCCATTCATAAAAACAATTTTGCTTTTCATTTAAAGATATATAGTGATTAAATTTATCTGAAATATTTTTTAAATCTTCTTCATAAATAATACCAGAAAAGCCTTTTTTATTTTTTGATTCAGTTTGAATAAATTTTTGACTTTCATTTAATTCTTTAAAATTTAAAACAGCAGCACTAAATCCTGGATGATAAACTAAATCATATGTTGTCATTAATTTGACTTTACAAATTTTAGTTCCATTTGCTTGTTCTTTTTCTTCACCTGCAGCTCTTGCACTAATTGCAAGTTGTCCACCAGAATGAACTATTTCTTGAGCAATTTTTCCATTAGGAGTATTTAATATAATAAGACGAATATATACTTTCTTTTCTGATTCAACATACCAAATATCCAATAATTTATGTGAAATATTTTTTGAATTAATAGCATATGAACTTTCAGGATGTTCTAATTCACCGTAAACTCCTTTTGGTGAAAAAATTTGTTTTCTTAAAACTTGAACAAGTTGTAAATATGTTGGAATATCATAAAATCTTTTGTTATTATTTGGAGAATCAGCAGATAAATCAGCACAACAACCTTCCATCACAATTCCCTTATAAAGATGACCTGTTGTTGGGTCAATCATATTTTCTTTTATTTCAGAATAAGGTATTTCTGTTAAAGGAATCTGATTAGATTCAACATAAAGAAATTTTTTCGTTGTAAGTTCAGCCATAATATGTTGTGTTATTTTATTGATTTTAACATTTTATCATTCAAATATGTTTCTCTATGATATTTTACAAATTCTTTGAAAAATGAATTTTTATTAATTTGTAATTCAACAATAATAAATGGTTTTATATATTTATCCAATATTATATCGTTATTTCTATGCTTTGATGGTCTTATTTCATTAAATAAATTCTTATAACATTTATTAATTGTTGTATCAATTATATTACATAAAGTTCTTAAATCTTCTTTTGAATTTATTTCAATTTCTGAAAAATCATTATTTTTCTTTAAAGTTTCACAAATATCATTACAAATATCGTTAATATTATCTTCTGTAAATTCAGTATCATAAACTTCTGTTAAAGTTAACATTGCTTCTAAACCTTTTGGTTCATCTTTTATTTTATTTTCAATAAGTTTTTTTAATTTATTCTTATCATAATTTTCAATAAAATCTGAACCTTTTTGAATTTTAATAGAAGTTTCTTCTGATTCTTTTTTAACAACTTTCTTCGCAGGTTTTTTCTTTGCTTCAAATAAATTTGAAAAACTTTCATTTAAATTTAAATATCCATCAGATTCATTTAAATTATTAATATAAGCTAAAATACCTTGAACAACAACATCTTTTTTATCGTGCTTGTCAGCAATATCGTCAACAAAACCATCATAATTATCATTATCTATGTTTTCATTATCATATTTAGTTTCAGCTTCATCACAATATTTTTTGAATTTTTTAAAATCAATTTTCTTTGCAATATCATCTGTAAAAAAATCCTTTAAAACTTTTTTCTTTTTTCCTTCATTCAAATTAGTTAAATTGTTTTCTCCGAAAACTTCTTGAAATGATTCATTCAAGTTTAAAAAACCACCTTGTATATTTTCCATTTTATAATTTTATAATTTATTTATACTAATAACAATTTGAATTTTATTTATAATTTTCATCATCAATATTACTAATATCTTCAGCTGTTTCTTCCGTTTCTTCTGGAACTTCTTCAGTTATTTCTTCTTCCTTATCTTCAATTAAAACTGTTTCATCTGGAAAACCTAACATTTTATTTTCAGCTTTTCTTTCAACTTCCATTGATTTAAGTTGTTCTTGTGTGAAACTTAAATATGTTTTAGAAATCCAACCAATTGGAATAGCTTTTCTTGCAACACCGTTAACATCTTCAAGTTCACCAAATCCAGCAATACTTGTTGCTAAATCTACTTTTTTCTGCATTACTTCAAGTTCAGCAAGTTTTTCATATTCATTAAATGCAATCCAATCCATTTTTATTGCATCAATTAATGATAAATCAACACCAATTTCAGCTTCTTTTAATGTTAATTGAATAATAATTGGTTTAATAAATAAAGGATTCATCATTTTCCTTATTGAATTAATGAATTTTCCAAAATTTACTTCAATTTTTCTTAATGAAGTAACATCTGTAAATCCCCAAGAATCACTTGAATTAGGGTCAATTCTATCATAAGGTATATCAGTATCTTTCCAGAATAATTTTTCCCAATATTGTAAACTATCAACTTCTGTTAAATCTGGTCCTTGTGTATTTATTTCTTCAATTTCAGGAGAACCACTTGCTGCTGTTTCAGCTGTAAAAAATTCTCTATAACCACTATTATTTGGTTGATTATTAAATTTAACTATTCCATCATCTCCAAAAGTAAAATGATTTATATATTGGTTTTTTGATTCAGTTAGTTTTTGAATTGCTTCTGTTCTTGCAACATCACCCATTGCGAGTTTTATGTGCATTCTAACTTGTGATTTTGCTGCAAACCAAAGAATTTTTGAAGTTTGCATTGATCTCATTATATTGAATGACATTCTTAATCTATCAACATAACTCAAATATCCAAAATCAAATTTATTCCATTCAATTAATAAAACTTGATTTTCATTTAAAATTCTTTGTTTTCCATTATTATCAGATAATGATTTTTGAACATAATAAATATAATCTCCTTCCTTAAATTTTTGTAAAGATGATGGATCAATTTCTATTAATCCAATAATATCATGAGGATTTTTTAAATTATCATATACAATTTCATAAGCTAATTTACCTGTGATAATAAATTCCTTAACTTTATCAATTAAACCATCTTCTTTAAAATTAAAATACTGATACATTTTTGGGTAAAAAATAGTATTCAAATATTCATCAATAGCTTTTGCAACATCTTGTTTTGATTCATCAATTAAAGTTAAATTTATTTTTGGATATACTGGATATTTGTTTGTTTCAGTATCCATAATAACTGTTTCATTAGCTATTACATTAACGGCTTTTTTTATTTCATTATTTTCTGAAAATATTAATAAATCATTTCTATAATTTATGCTTGTTAATGGTGAAAAAGCATATGTTGTTCTATAACGTATGTCAGGATTAAAAATCATTCCCTGACTATCATTTGTAAAATATACAGGATCAGAAGAAGACCCCATTGCTTTTTGTTGAGCTTTTTTATTTATTACTTTATCAGTAGTATTTGCAAGTAAAATCTTTTTCGATAATGTTTTTTCAACATTACGACCACCAATTATATTAATCCCTGTTGTTAATTTCATTTGATTATTATTTAATTAGTGATTTTTGCTTTTGAATAGTTTCAGAATAAGTCTTACGAGAAATATCACTATATAAATTATCTGAATATTTTAAATCAAGTAAATCAATATTAAAATATAATTCAATAATATTATTATGTATTAATTCTTTAATTTGAAATAAATATGTTTTTATATTTAATTTTTCTTGTTTTATTTTATCTTCAATATTTATATTATTATATAAATCAAGAATATCTTCATTTAAATCATAACAAATAATATTTGTTGAAACATCTGTTATAAATAATAATTGTTTTTTTGATTTATCAAAACATATTGATATTAATTTATTTATGGATAAATTAAATTTTTCAATTAATTCTTTTTGTAAAGCAATATTATTACAAATATCAAATCCATGAATAAATATTGGTCTTTTTGCAAATGTTTTTATTTTAATAATTTCATTTGAAACTGAATTTAAATCGTTTTGTTTTTCTAAGTCATTAATGATATTTTTTAAATCAATTTTAAAAGTATCAATATTCATTTGGATAGGATTTTTTACTTTAATATCATCAACAATTAAACTTTCATTTAAACTTTGTTGTATATTTGGTTCATATCCTTCAAGAAATTCATTAACTTTTTGAAAATATGAATAATAATTTCCACGAGTATTTTTAACAAAAATTGAATCTTCTGGAATTTTATTTATTTGAAAATCGTTTTCAAATAATGGATTAATATCACCAAATAATTGAACCATATTAAAATGATACATATTGAATTTGGTTGATTCTTTTAAACCAGTTAATTTAGAAAATTTCTTTATTTCATTGTTACAAGATAAAATTGTACCAATAATTAATTGTTCTTTAGATTGTACGGACAAATTTGCCATTATATATCAGTATTTAAAATGTTATCCATTTTTGTTTTAAACTTTTCTAATTCTTTTGATACAACAAATAATGTTGTTGCAACAGTTTCATTTTCCAGTATTTTATTGGAAAATAATTTCATAAAAAATATTGAAATTCTTGAATTTGTTGCCATTGTATTATAAACCTATTTTTACTGATGAATTTATTGTTGTTTGTATTGTTCTTATTTGATTATTTAGTTTATCTTCTAATTCCTTTATTTTTGAATTTATTATTTTTTCAACTCCGATAGTAAATACTTTTAAATTTATGAAAGCATAATTTTCAGCATATCTTATACATTCAACATCATATGAATTATTTGTTAATGGCATAATTTCAAGCATACTGTCTCTTAATATTTCAAAAATTATTTGTTCATCAATAGATAATTTTGAAAATTTTGTTTCATCAATTATTATTAGTTTAATTGATAATTTATCAGTTATTGTTGTATCTTTATTATCCATATTATTTACCCATTATTGTTGATTTCCAGTCTATATTTTCTCTTGTTGAAAATTTATTTTTACGACAGAATTTTCTCCAAGCTATGATTAATTTATCTGCCTTAATACTATCATATCCACGACTTGGAATAAAAACAGCTTTATGCCAATCTCTCAAAGGAAAACGAACAATTTGATTCATTCTTTGAGGAATATACATTCTAACACAAAATTTTATTCCATAACGTTCTAAAGCTTTTATAATTACTTTATAATGTATTTGAACTGGTTTTTCTTGTTTGAAAAATATTTGATAACGATATAATTTCTTAAATAATTCAAAAATAACACAAACAACAATTATTCTTATTTTTGGTGGAAGTAAATGTAAATTAAATCCAATATTTCTTGGACCATTTTTAGTAACAACTGGACCTAAACTAATAACTAAAGGAAATTTATCAAACCATGGTAAAACTGAAATAACACCTTTATATTTGGGATTTTTATATTCAAATTGAAAAAGGCCACCTTGATATATCATTCTTTTAGAATATTTGTAAACAGAAGCATTTTTAAATACTTCTCCAAATAACCATTTAGTTGCTTTTGAAGCAGGTCTATCATTTATCCAAGGATTTTTCATAATCCTTGTTTTCATTGAATAATAACCTGTTTTTATATTTAGTTTATTTATTAATTCTGAATCATTATTTGTTGCTCTCGCTTGAGCAAGTGATTGTTTATATTTTATGCCATGAATATCTTTCATGGTTATTTTATCTTTTTTTATATTCAGAACATCATCAATATTGATAACATTTTTCTTTTGTTTCATATTCAAATATTAAACACAAATTAAATCTTCAACTGATTGAGTTTTACCATAAATTAATGATGGTCCATTATCATCAAAAGCAAGAATACTATCATTATCTTCAAAATAATAAATCTTTGAACTTAATCCTTTACTTGATTTTTTATTAATAATTGAATAAATATGTTTTTTTGGATCATAATCCAAATAAACACATGAATTAATTATTTCTGGTTTTAAATCAGATAACATTAATAATAATGATTCTTTTTCTTGAAAAATATTGTTTTCAATTTGTACTGTTAAAATACCTAATTTTAAATCTTCTGTAATCAATCCAAATAATTCATCATAACCAACAATATTATTTCCTTCAAGTAAGGTTGAAATTTCAATATAATTTTTATCTGATTTACTTAATCTTCTTTTTAAATCAATAGATGATATAATTTGTCCGGATTTTTCAAATGTCAGAGTACAAGGAATATTTATTTTCAATATTGCAATAAGTTCATTATCATTTAATCCTGAAATTTCAATATTGTTTTGTTTTTTATTAAACTTTGCCATATTTGTATTTTTAAAATATTTTTGTTTTTAAATGAGTTTCATTAATTACTTTAAAAATATATCCATTAGCTTTACAATATTCAATTGCTGCTCTCCATTTACAAGCATTTTTATAAATAACTGGATTTAAATGAATTTGTGACTCATTTAATGGACTTTGATTTAAAGGTTTTATTTCAACTATTATTGTTTTTCCATCTCTCATTACAACACTAAAATCCGTATGATAATTATGTCTAACCAATACGAATTTACCATTTTTCTTTTCCTTCATTGTATAAGGAATAATTAAATCTTCTGACGTCCAACGTTCAACTAAACTATTTGCTTCCATTTTAAACATAAAAGCTAATTCCCAACTTGAACGATAAATTATCGGAGTTTTTCCAAAGTATTTTTTAGGGTTATAATGGTCAAAATAACCCTGTTTGAACTTGGATTTGAAATTAGGTTTTAAATTCTTAATGTCCATTTATTCCTCTATTAATGGTAAAAATTCAACTTCAATTTCTTTATTTTCTATTGTATATTTTTTCCAATTATTAATTGATTCTTCTATTTTTAAATTTATTTCAACAAATATTTTATTTATTGTTGATATTTCATTTACTCTGAAAAAAGCATCTTCTTTAGATACTTTATTATCAATAAATAAATCCATATGATTATCAATATTTTCAATCAATATTTCTTTTTGTTTATAAAAAATATCCATTTGTAAATCATATGCTCTTGAAGCTTTTTCTGATGGCATAAAGTATAATTTAATTAGAACATTTAATATATATTGTATTAGTTTTCTTTGAAATTCCTTCAACACTATCTCCAAGTAATTTACCACTATTGTAAATATCTTTTGTTACATCAACATTTAATTTAATACCATAAGGTATACAAATTGAAACTAATTCTTCTATAAAAGAAATATCAATTCCTTGAAGATTTTCAAATTCAATTACAACAAAAGTTTTATTTTTTTGTGATTCTGTATTAAGTGAATCTTTATTTATTCCAAAATAATTACAATTTTGTTCTAAACTATCAGATAATATTATATATTGTTGAAGAATACAATCATTTTTAATAAAATTTTCAACCCAACCAATTGCACCATCTTTTGTATTAAATTCCATTACATAAAAATTATTTTTCTTTGTAACAAAATTTAAATTTTCAAATAATTTATTTATTTTTTCAAGATATTTGTAATCAAATTTATTAATATTACCTAATACTAATTTATTATTGATTACATTTATTTTATCTAAAAAGAAATCAGCAATTATTGTTCTTTCGTTGTCTGTTATTGTTGTAATATCATGTAAATTATTTTCTATTTGAATAGATGCAATAACTTTATTTGCAATAACTGTTTGAACTGGTAAATAACTTAACGTATTTGATTCAAAATCTGTTAAAGTATGTTTACATGTTGCAGAACGAAATGTTTTTTCCCAAGTTTTAAAATCCCAAATATCTTTATCATTATAAGCATTACCAAATTGTTTACATGTTATATCAATAACAAATTGATAATTATCCATTTTATCATAAACAAGAATACTTGTATGCCATTTATTCTGATGTCCTGAATAAGTATTTCCATAATATTGTTCTTTAATATCAATACTTATTAGTTTAGCTAAAGCTCCTCTATCTTGTAATAATATTTGAAAAATTGGGTCAAGTAATAATGCTTGACTTGCTGAAACACACCAACCAGTAGTTGCTAATCCATCACCAATTCCTTTTGGTTTATTTTCAATTAAAAGTTCTCCATTTGGATTTTGATTTTTATGATAACCTAAAGCAGTTCCATTTTGAACATCAAAACGTTTTTTAAAAGCTGAAATTACTTTTTTATAAGGTATAACTGTTAAAGTTGGATTTTTTGTTTCCATAATTTTATATTATTTTATTTATATCAATTCAATTGTTTGTGATAACATATTTAATGTTTTAGATATTTTCTTATAATCTATTGAATATCCTAAAACTATTTTTTTTCCACTATGTTCTTCTAAATCGAAATCTTTTCCATTTTTGTTAGCTAAGTATAATTCAAGATAAACAACAGAAAATGGATTTAATTCAAATAGAATATTATTAGTAGTTATTTTTATTATATTTCCACCTATTGATTTATTTATCTTATCATTATAATAAGGAAATTTATGTTTTTTAAAACCAATAAAAGTATTTGTTTTATTTGAACCAATACCAATTGTATTTGTTGATTTAATTTCTTCTTCACCATTTCCTCCAAAACCTATTGCATATGAATTATAGGTTTCTTTATGAACTTGACTAAAATTTGTGTTTATAGTATAATATTTTATTGGTATTTTATAATCAATAGCATCTGGATTATTTATATCATTTACACTTCTATTTGTTGATTTAAATATTATTGGTTGTTCATCAATTTTTTTACCTGTTCCCCAGTCTAATGAATATTTATCTAATTCTTGTTTTCTTAATGTTTCAATGTCACCAACATGAATATATGAATGACAATCTATTGAATAAATATTTGATGTGTATGTTTTTATTAAAAAATCAAAATAATCGATATATCTTGTTCCTGTCATTAATGAATAATCTAATTCTTTACTTAAATCAGAATTATTATATGTAAATAAACCCATTTTTGTTTTACCACATATATTTTCCATAATATCAACAATACTCATATTTTTAAATGAATATTGTTGCCCATTATATAAATTCTGATTATAATATTGTCCTGTCAATATTATGATTGATTCACCAACAGATGAATATGTTGTATCTAATATGCCATTAAATCTAATATACCAATTTTGATAACCAATAAAAATTATGCATTTATCAATATCGTTTTTTAATGCTTCTCTAATTTTATATGTTGTATCATCAACAGTTATTGTGAATGAAGGCAACGAATTTAGGGTGATTTGAAGAGAAAATTCCCTCAAATCACCCGTATTAAGAACATAATCACCAATTTTTATAATTGGTATATTTCTTCCCCAATCATCCATTATTGTTTTGGCTGAATCAGAAGAATTGCTATCCATTTGGATTTCAATTTGTTCTACTTTAATATTTGGTTCAATTATTAATCCCATTAAAATTTTAATAATCCTGAAACTGAATCATAACTTATTTTTTCCAAAGTTATTTTTAATTTAGGAGAAGCTGTTGTTTTTGATGTGTTTATTTTAACAATAGACATATTATTTAATTTACTATTTGTGGAATTATTTATTCCTGGTATATCTGAATTATTTTCATCATCATTTATTTGAGAAATAAAAATTTGTTTCAATAAACTATCAATATCTGGTAATTCAATTATTGTTCCTAATTTAATTTCAACAGGATCAGTAATTTTATTAAAAGCCATTATTAATGGTAAATATTTCATTTCACCATTATAATATTTATTTATTATAATATCAAATCTACCAAATAAAATATTTGTTATTACTATGACATCTATTAACGGAATATCTACTATTGATATTGAATTTAAAAATTTATCAATTCCATTATTTTCAAATATTGAATCATCTATCATTTCAAAATATTTTTAAAAATTAATGTTTAATAAATCAAAATCAGGTAATAAAAAATTAATATCAAATTTATTAAATGTGAAACCAACATCAAAAGTTTTTGATTCATTAAATGCTTGATTATAACTAAAACTTAATCCTGGCATTTGACTAATAAAACAATCACCTAATGCGAAATTAATCATTGGAATTTCAGCACTATCTTTCATAACTAATGACAAACTAAAATCCTTTATCGTAGTTTTTCTTGCATAATGTTTATATAAAATTTCGTAACAATACATCCAATTTAAGATAGTATTTCTAAAAGTCACATTAACACTAATACCATCAATAATATCATTTTGATTTGCTGTTCCCTGATAATGTCTATTTATTGACGTACCTCCTTTTAAATTACCTGTTGGATTTAAACCTAAATTAGGTAAACCATTAGCAACTATTGTACTTAAATTAATTCCAGGCATATCAATATTCTGTATTGTTTCATAAAAATATGATTCCAATGATTTGAAAGGATAATTTTTCGTAAACAAAAATTTATCATATTTTTCTGTAACTTCTTTTGGAAAAAAAGAACTACCAAAAACAACTTGAAAATTTGATAATACTGGATTAATCATTATTTTTTATTCTTTTGAGTTTGAAAATAAAGCATCTAAAGATATTTGTTTTCCTTTTCCTCTTGTTATTTGTTTAAAATGTAATTTCATATCATTTGAAATTATCGTAGTATAAAAAGAAAAAAGATTATCTGATTTTTCTGGATTAAATTTATTCCATTTTTGCCAAGCTTCAGATACTCCAAAATTAATACAGGCATTTAAATCACATTTATTATTTGAATTAAATGTTGTTGCAAAATTTTTAGCTATTTTTTGAAATAAAACAACTAATTTTTCTGTAGGAACTCCAAGTCCTATTGACTTATCATATTCAGTCAATAGGATTTTTGGATCAAGATAAATATTTTGTTTCTTTTTATCAATATAATTTTCAACCATAATATTATCTTATTTTAAATTCATTTTTAAAATGATTTAAATTAAAAATATTTGTTTTTAAATTATCATCCAATATTTTTTCTTGTTCATTTAATTTATCCATTGCTGGCGAATTTTCTTCAGCAATTCTTTTTAAATTTCTTACTTTACCAATATTTTCATTTAAAAGTTTTTGTTCTTCATTTAATGAAATAATTTTTTCATTTCTTTCAGCAATTATATTTTTTTCTGAAATTAATTGTGATTCAAATAAGTTAGAAATATTATCAGTAAAAACATTTTCATTTATATGTTGTAACATATTTCCATATGATTCAAACATTTGTGTTTGTTTATTTTCACTTGAAGAAATTATTCTTGGAGTATTTTCGTAAATTTGTTTTTTATCGAAAATAATATATTTATTTTCATTTAAATTTTTAATTACTTCTAATGTATCTAATATAACAAGTTGTTTGAAATTTTCCATTAAAGCAATAAAATTATCAGCAGCATTAAGATAATTTATTTTATTGAAATTTTTAACTTTTAATGGATCCATAACATATGCTTGTACAGATTCTAAAAGTAATGTTTTTATTTTTTCTTTTGGAATATTTTTATCATTTATTGTAACATTTCCATCAGCTTTTAATAATAAACTAAAATCCCAATTTTCATTTAGTTTAAATGTCTTATTTTCTGGTGAATATATACATGAATTTAAAGCATTCATTAATTTAGAATGATTAACAGGAATATTTATTGATGATTCATCAACTTTAGAAAAATCTTTTGTAATTCTATCAAATGATAAAACTTCTGATTCAGTTAAAATAACCATTCTATTATTTTCTAAATCTTCTAAACGAATTCCTATTGGTGAATATTTAACTAAATTTCCTGAAAATAATGCATTTTCATTCAATTTTTTATCAGGAGTTACATCCAAATCATTTTTTATTTTATTCAATAAATTTGATTTAAGATTATCAAAAATTCCTGATTTTATTCCTTCTTCAATTACTGATGAAGGTTGATTAAATTCATCTTCAATATCTTTTATTGTTGCTTGTGGAGAAGGATGATTTAAACGAGTCATTTCAGCAAAATGTTCTTCTTTACATAAATTTATTAAATAATTTAAATCAGCATTACCTGTGATTGATTTTTTAAGAAATTTTAATAAATCTCCAAGTTTAACATCATCACCAGCTATTTTTTCAGCTCCTGTTATGAAAGGTTTTAATGTCAATAATGGTGTTATTGATTCATTCAATTTTGAATAAACTTCCTTTAAAAGTTCACTACCAACTAAAGTATCTGCTTCAGCTTTTTGAATCTTTTCAATTATTTCTTTAACAACAGTAGAATAACTATTTTTACCTAATAACATTGATTGTTCATCTTTAGTAAGTGTCATAATATTTTATTTTTTAATTTATTTATTTTCAATTTGATTTTAAAAATTCCATTGTTTAACTCCTAATAAAAAATGTTCAATATCTATATCTAAAATTTCTTCTTTATCATATATATATTTTAGAAGAGGTTTTAATAAATTCGTATTTAACATTTTATTCCAATCTGGTTCAGGTAATCCTATTACTTTATTAATATTTACATCATCTGGAACACCAATAACTTTATATTTTGAATCTTGAGTATAATAATAATTCATTTTTTGTCCTTCAAATGGATGTTTATATTGGTCTTGTAATTTATTTTCTTCAATAAAATTCATCCAAGATATACAAATTTGCATTTGAATATGGTTCTTATCACTATCATATATATTATTTGAATTTTTTTCAATATTTTTTAATCCACTTACACTTGTTATTGAATAAATAAAATCTTTTTCATTTCGAGTTTTAATATATTTGATAAGTTTTATACATTCAATTCTTAACATATGTATATCATAACTATCCAGCAAATATTTGTGTACTAATTTAGATAATATTTTTTTAATTCTTGGAGAACTTCCACCTTTTTTAAGTTCAACCCCTTGAAATTTTAATTTAGGACTTTCAAATAATTTACCATCTTCCCATATTTTTGTTAAAATATATTTTTTCTTCTTTTGAAAAACACATTTTCTTGTTGTTACTTCATGTGTCATTCGCAAATATCCTTTTCTTGCATTACGATAATCACAATCAGCTTCAATAGTTTCTTTTATTATTTTATTGAAAAAATTATTTGCAACAAAACAACCAAAATCTGCTAATTCTTTATCTGTTTCAGGTAATATCATTTTACCTTCAGATGTTTCTAAAAAAGAATAAATTTTTTCTAAATCAATATATCTTGAATCTGTATCACCATATACACATAAATCATTAATTGTATCTGGTTTATACTCTGTGAATTGTCTAAGTCTAATAACTTGTGGATAAAATTCTTGAATCTTTTTTAATTCAGTTAATCCCCAAGTAACGAAAAAATTATTAATTGATCTATCAACAATTATTGCAAAATGTTTACCTGTCATACAAATATCTTCAGCAATATCTGTATCATGTAATGAGAAATAAATAGATGCTGATACACCATAGAGTGAATTAGCATCAGCTTTAACAACTAATTGTAAATTTTTATATTGTTTTTGAATACTTTCTGCTTCATTTATAAGTTCTTTTAATTCATCAATTGAATATTGTGATAAATCATTTGTTTTTTCAACAATATTATTAAAATTATCTGAAAAATTCATATTATTTTAAATTATTTGGGAAAATCAAATATATTATTATATATTTGATTTTCCATTATTGTTATTATTCAATTTCATATTCTGACAAATTTAAAGAATCAAGATTTGCTTCCATATTTGCATCCATAATTGAATTATCAAAATGCATTGAATTTTCATTTATTTTACCCAATAGACACCAAATAATACAAGTTGCATAATTTGCACCTAAAATAACTTTTTCTTCAATTTCATTTGTATATATACTAAAACTATGGTTTCCTGTAATAATAAAATCAGATTTTAATATATTGAATTTAAAATTTTTATTGTCAATATTATTTTCTTTTGAAAGTAAAAAATCAATTGTAAATACTTTATCATTAACAGTTATTTTATTATTATCTGAATCAACTGTGAAAGTTAAAAAAGCAGTATTGTCTGAACTTGATTTATGTAGTTTTTTAATTAATCTTTTAATTTCCTGTATTTGAATATCTGTTAAAATAAATTCAAACATATCTTTTGTTGGTGTACATTCATTAATAATATCTACATAATCATTAATTTTATTAGAAATTAATTCTTCTGTTGTTAATGTGAAATTAGTTATTAATGGTGAATTATTTTCGGATTTACCAGATATTGTTATATTTGCTGCTTGATATTTATTTGTATCTTTATCATAATGTAATACAAATTCTAAATCAACAGTATCTGTATTATGAACAGATAAATATTTTCTGAATAAATCTCCTTTTAAAATATAAAAATTAAATGTTGGAAAATCCAATACTTCTTTTTTCGTTGATATAACATCTAATTCAATAGAATCTTTTTCATCATTTATTATCAAATTCATTAATGGAATTGTCCATAATTTCATAAAACTTTTTGTATTTGAAAAACAACAAGATTTAATCATTTCAGAACTAAATTCAAGCATAAGTTGATTATCAACTATTAATGATTGTTCTAATAGTTTACGAAAAATATTTAAATTAAAATTAGATATTTTTATTGTTTTTATTATTTGATCTTCCATTATTATTATTATTGATTATTGTTATTGATTATTATTTTTTCAATAAAAGTTCGATATTTTTAATCACATCGGCATCATTTTTTGATGATATACCATAACTTATGAATTCATTGTAAAATAATTCTAAATTTTTCTTATCAATATTTTCTTTCAAATAACGACCACAACTTAAATGTGAATAATTATGTTCTAATTTTAATAACTTAATTATTTCATTAATAACATCAACTTCTTCAGTAGTCTCTTCTTTTGCTTTTGCTTCAAGTTCAGCTTTTGCTTTTGCTTCAAGTTCAGCTTTTGCTTTTGCTTCAAGTTCAGCTTTT